CGGCGAGGTTGAGGAGCAGCTGCTTAACACGGTGGACTTCAGCATCGAAGTTACACCGCGTGAAGAGGTGGTGCTGAAGCTGGCCGATTGCGCAGACGGCATGTTGTTCTGCGCGAGGGAAAGGATGTACGGCAACAAGAGCAAGATGATCAAGGCGGCGTACAAGAACTACGGTACGTATGTCAACGCGATCATGCAAGAACTGGAGACCGACGAGTTCAAGCAGCGCGTCGAGCGTGTATTCAAGGGCGTGGCCCGCATCTGGAAGGAGAATAAAGGTGAGTAACGCAAATGCAGTGCAGGTGGGTGGCGGTCATTACAAGGGTACGACGTACCAGCATTGGGACTTCGTGTTGCTGGCCCTCGGTGGCCGGTACCTCGAAGGTAACATCACCAAGTACATCGCGCGTTGGCGCAAGAAGAACGGGCTGCAGGACTTGCAGAAAGCTCGCCATTACCTGGACAAGCTGATCGAAGCGTTCAACGATGGCACAGTGCTGCCGCCGATGAACCGGGCCGTCAGCGCGCACCAGTCGCCGGCTCACTTCTGTGATGTGAATGGTATCGATGTGTCTGAGCGCATGATCATCCTGGCGCTGAGTGATTGGACCAGTCGCGAAGACCTGAACCGCGCAGGCAACATGCTGAACGCGCTCATCGAGAAGGAGCAGTACGCCAGCGAAGATGAGCGTCCTGGCGCTGCCGAGGTGGTGGAGCAGCTTACTCACAAGATGGATGCGTTGGGTCTGGTGCCGCTGCCGTACGAAGCCACGGCGGACATGAAGGAATCCGTCAAGAGCATCGTGTCCGGTTATGCCGCTGGCAAAATCTGGGAACAGATGCGGAACACCGCGCTGTTCGGCAGCGGGCCGGGGCCGGGTTACGTGAACCAAGGCTGACGCCAGCCACCACGCTATAACGAATAACCCGGCCTAGCGCCGGGTTATTTGTGCTTACCAGCCCTGCCGGGTGGTCCTAAGCCGCTCCGCCAGCCGACGCCAGCCCGCCCCGGCTGGCCCTGCCCTATGGGGTGGCCTAGGGCTGGGGTGCTGCGCGCCCCGCTGGCAACGGCCTGCGGACCCGGCTGGCTGGCGCTTGGCCCTGCCCGCAGCTAGGCAGGGTGGTGGCAGGGCGGGGCAGGCGGGTGCAGCGGCGCTCTTGCTGGTGTGCCTTCAACCTACCGATTGGGCGCTTGCTCACGGTTGAGCTCCTTCTGGCGCTTGCGGCAGGCGAAGTCGAACAGCTTGCAGGGCGCGCGGCTCAGCTTGATGCGCTCCACGCCATTGCGCAGCGTGTTGGCCGCACGGTCCTTGTCACGGTTCGATTGGAAGAAGCCGTCTTCCAAGTCACCGATGCATTCGTCCTGTGCATCTTCGGTGCGCGCCAGTTCGCCGCAATACTCCTTACCGTTGGGTAGCATCCGCCTCTGCAGGTCCCGGCTGACACTGCTCACCAGCGCATCCAAGTCGCTCGCGGGCGAGTCGTCTCTCACGGAATGCGCGCAGCCGACTAGCAGGCACAGCGCGGTCAGCACGCTCAGCAACTTCAGGTTCATTTTGTTTGTCCTCTTCGAGTTGTTGGTTGAATCGAGCGCGGGCTTCGAGCAGGCCAACGTCGATGACTAGCCGCTGCGCATCTGCCTTGACGCCTTCCTTGACAATGCCAGAAGTCGCTTCCATCGTGCGGCCACGCTGCTCATTCTGACGCGCGCCCTCACGCCAATCCAGAACCGTCTGGCCGCCGTAGAATAGCAGGCACCCAATGACGAGCGCGATGATGAGCTTGACTGTTTCATTGATGGCCATACCTTACTCCGGGTTCTTCGCGTCGTACCTCGAAATCCATTTCCACCAAGGCGGCATGCCAGGAGTGGTGACCCAGGTCAGCGCGAAGCCCCAGATGCCCAGGAACTTCATCACCTCGTTCCAGTATGGCGTGCCGATCGTGAAGTACGCAGCGATGAACATCACCATCGACACAGACACGAACAGCAGTCCCACCCTGCGCACCCACCATCGCTTGCTGTTCTGCGAACGCTTGATGTCGTTGAGACGAGCGAGCGCAGTGATGAGGATGATGAACGCAGCTATCATGCACAGAATATCGAACAGGTTCACTTGTTGTCTCCTTCTTTTTTGGTGAACGAAAACTTGAACTCTTTGATGAATTGCTTGCCGCGTTCGATGATCGATGGCAGGAACCACCTCATCATGGCGGCGCTGATCATGGCGAACATGGAGATGTTCTTGGTGGCCCAGTCCCAGTTCATGCCGTCCGCCACCAGCACGGCCACACCAGCACCGAAGAACGTCGCCGCCATCACCTGACCGAACAGCGCCTTACGGGTCGGCAATGGATCGCCGAAGAATAGCGACAGCGCAGCGCCAGCCGCTGCCGCACCTATCACCGTAACAGGCACGCCCCAGACCGGCTGCTGCACGTACGATGTAAACAACTGGAACAATGGCGAAGTCGCTGCCCCGGTGCCGACACTCGTGCCGGCCAGCTTTATTAGATTCACTACTCCCTCTCCTTTCATAAGTCACCTCGCCAATTCGAAGTGCGGCCGGTCCACGGTATCAGTCCAGTCACCACCCCACTCGATCGGGACGTTCAGCTCTTTGGCTGCCTGCTTGAAAGCAGCGGCGATCTTGGGCCACAGACCCAGCTTGCCGTCTTCGTCCCAGTTGATGCCGCCTTTCACATATGGCGCGACATCGATTGCTCTACCTCCTATGTGGTTGCTCTTGAGCGTCCACGTCACCTTGCGCTCCCCAGGTTGCGCATAGCTGGCGGGGATGCCCTTGGCTCTGCACTGCGCAGCGGTGCGACCCTTACCGTACAACCGCATCTGCTCGTCACGCGTACGGTTGCCTTGCGTTACGACGAAGTCCACCTTCGACAGTGCCAATGCGCGATGGGCAACGGCTTGCAAGCTGGGCTCGACCGTGGCGAGGCGATCAAGGCTGGCTTTCGAGAATTTGAACGGCATCAGAGCTCTCCAGTTGGTTTATCAGTTTATCGATCTCTTCTACAGCCTGCTGGAATCGCTGCTGATCCGCACCACAGGTGCGACATCCCGACAGCTGAACCATCCGTATCATGCATTGAGCGCGAGCTGTTCTTAGCGCTGGTATGGTATTGGGATTTATTTCTATCATGTGAACGGATAGAACTTAAAGCTGCTGTTAGGCGCAGTTTGCGCTGTAGCTACAACTACATCAGTCCAATTGACGTTATCACTTGACTTCTGAATTTGGAAATTGTATGGGAATCTCTTAGGTGTGTCGGTAGGTTCAGTTCCCATCAACGCAACCAAATCCGCAGTGATTGCGGAACCTGCGTCCACTACAACCCAATCAGGAAGGCCATTGCCGGTGTCTGACGTCCAGCTATCTTGGATACTCGACATCGTGTCGGTCAGTTGGCCAAGCTTATTAGGCGTACGAGAATCATAATTACTATCCGCGGTCCAGGTTGCGGCGCTCAGATTATGTACAGTACCTGCATTGTATAGACGAAGACGTGCGAGGTTAGTGTAGTCCATAGAGCCAGAGGGATCGCGAGCAGTGACGTACAGCCTCCAGTAACGAGCTGTATGCGCAACACCGCCGGGAGGTGCGACTACTTCAATAGACAACTGATCTCCAATTCGGCTCAACAAACCTTCACGACGAGAAACAACCTCTACTTCCAATGTACCAGCACTATCGGCGGAGATAGTAGCACTTAGATTTGTCGTATACGTATAACCGCTCCAAGAACCACCATTCAGACGTGTACGATAGCCGTAATCTACACCAGCTTCTTGTGCTTCACTCGCAGCGTTGTACGGTACCAAGGCTGTGCTCAGTCGATTACGAGCACGCCAAGCTACAGTGACATTAGAACCAGTTACCACGCTACCGGGAGTACGACTGTCATTAAGGGTCAAGTAATCTGGCGGGGCAGGCCGCTGGGCGCGCTGGGTGGTGACAAAGCTGTCCGTCAAGGCCTCCTCGGGTGGCAGGGTATCGTTCGGCGTGTTGTCACGGATGCGTCCATAGAAGGTAGCACCATTGTCAGCAAGGTACACCGGCAACAGGCCATCGCTCTGCTTGACCAAATAGCCGCGCGAACCAATGGCGTGCGAGACGAACGTGGTGTCGAGCAGAGCGCGGTAGACGTTGTTGCAGAAGTAGGTGCCGTTGCCGTTGTCTGTCAGGTTGGCGACCTGCATGAATTCACCGTTCATCAGCACCAGGAACTGACCGGTTGCGTCGAACGTACCGTTCTGATCCAGCAGTTCCGAAGGCACATCCACCAGTTCGATGGTGAAGCCCGCAGCGCCCGTGTAGCCGATGTCACGACCGACGGTATCAGCAAACGTCGTCTGCAGCAGGAAGCTACCATCGTACGGATAGTCTTCACCCACCAGAAGCACGTCGGAGTAGCTACCATTGGCCGACACTTCGATGTCCATACCAACGCTGGCGCTGGTGGGAGGCTTTGCCACTACGTACGGCGCAGCTTGATTGGCGGCAGGAGCAGTCTCGAAGAATTGGTGGAACCACTTCGGCGTCTCGAAGAACAAACGGGTCAGCACAGGTTGTGCATCGCTGGTCACGGGCACCCAGCCACTACCAGTCGGCGGTGCGAACACAGCCAACGCGGTGGCGAAGCGATCCTGCACGCAGTTGATGGTGACGGTGCCATCGGTCAGTGTGCCCTTGTCGATCTTCTGCACACGCATGACCATGTTGCTGATGCCGTACGGTGCCCAATTGAACACGAACACATCACCCGGCTTCATCAAGCTAGCCTTGCGATTGCAGCGCAGTTCCATCTGGAACAGAGGCACGCTCAGCAACGACAATTGACGCGCCGCCAGCTTGGTCGCTTCCTCGTTCAGGAAGCAACCTGGCACGCTTATGTCGATGTTCTTGACACGCTGCTGGAAGTTGATGTTGGCAAAATCCTGCTGCGTGGCAACACGATCAGCGTACTCGTTGGCACGGTCCTTGAACGTGACACGGCATTGGTTGTAGGTCTGCTCCCACGTAGTCTTGTTGAGGTTGACCAACTCCTTGACGATGCTCTGATCAAGCACCGGCAACGTCTCGACGTCGTAGTCGTTACGAATCAGCTTGGCGACGATCTTACCGCTGTCGGTATCCTGGTACAGGATGCCGTCGGCGATGCGCAGCACTTCTTCACACAGGTCCTTACCCGTGATGGACTGCTGTACCAGCAGGCTCATACCGAAGCCTTCGTTGTACAGCGTCTGTGCGCACGCCTGCCACGACGGCAGGTCGATGTTGCTGGCATCGATACCGGGCATACCGAATTTCTCAGTGAACCCAGCATGGAGCAACTCCATGGGATTCACATCCAGACCGTTCGGCATGATGCTGTACGTGGGGTGGACATTGTTCGACAACCGCGTCATCTCTGCGTGGATCGCGTTGACGCTGGTAGTGGTGCCGAAGTAGAATCCGCTCGCAGATGTGGAGGCGCTCCCCCGGAGCACGGTGCGTGCTTGACCGACGTACGCAGGCACATCTGGATCAGCCTTCTGCGCAAGATAACTATTCCGTGTCTCGGTAAAAGTTCCCGGGTAGTAATCAATGGAGCCAATGAGACCGCCGCGCTGTTCTTCACCACCAAACAGATTCGGTAGGTTGATGTTCAGTGTCTGCGCTGTGCTGGCGGTACCTTGCCAGAATACGTACTTGTCGCTCCACAGCTTGCGCAGCGTCACCGGGTGCGTGCCACCCAGACCCCAGCACAGATCGAGACCGATGTGGTACTTATAACCGACGGTGACCTTCTTGCTGCTGAACAAACCGGTCTTCTGCTTCTTCTTGATCGGAACCGGCGTGTAGTCGCCGGACCACAACGAGTTCGGACTGCGAACACGCACGGTGCCGAGGAACCACATGACAGGGTCGCCCTCCTTGCTGCGAGGGAACTGGAAGTCACCGAGGTTCGCTGCGCGGGCATTCTCGATCTTCGGCTTGGGAGCCATCAGAACGAGAAGCAGCGCAATAACAATGATTACAATGGCTGCCCACATGGCGTTAGAATCCCGATTCGAAGAGGTTGACCGGCGGAACCAGCGGATGCCCGCCGAACCGTGCTGTGTTGTTGTACCGAGTCTTGCAATGACCTTTCCAGGCGTGATCGCAACCGCGCGTGAATTGCACTGGCGTACCTTCACCGATACGGCCGAACGGATAGTTAACCGTCAGCTGACCATTGCCAACATCCGCGCCGATGATCATGCGTCGCTCGTTCTGGGAGGGAATGTAAATCTCACCGCCGACGAACTCATCCGGTGTGAAGGCACCGTAGCTGTTCATACGCACGACCTGACCACCGGCCAGCACCTGCAGAACCGTGGTGCTAACGCTGTTGTCCACGCGCGGCACGCCGCAGGTCTGTGGGTCGTACAGTACATGATTGCACGGGCTCTGGAAGTAGAAGCTCGGGCAGCTTGCACCCAGCACGCTGGAGAAGATAGACGGCACATCTAGCGTCGCCTTACGCCCCTTGATGCTGATATTCGTAACCGGTCCGCGCCAGTAGACCCGGTAGTTGGTCTCGTAAGGCAGCAGGTCGCGGTAGATGCGAATCAGATTCAGCAGCAGGCGCGGTGGCGTAGTCTGGAAGCCGTAGTCGGCGATGATCTCCGCCGTTACTGGCATCGTTACCTTGACAGCAGCGTTCTCCTCCGTGTTGGTACCGGCCTTGACGCTGTTGCGTGAAAGGTCCGGCAATGGGATGTAGGTGTTGCCTTCGAACAGGTACGGTTCGGCGGCAGACGTATAGAAGTAGTTCTTGTAGGAGCCCAGGAACTGGTACAACTCGACAGGGTCGCTGTCGTGTACGCTGGTCTCCTTGTCGTCGATGGCGCTCATTCTTTTACCGTCCTCGTGCGGAACCGGATGGTGCTATCCAGTTGGTAGTGGGACCATTCAACTTCGTCGTCGGCGATGCGCTGCTTCAAAAGATAGCTGACTTGGTTTACGACATTCCATCCTGGGGTGGACGGCAGTGACGGTTCAAACGTGATAGAGCAATTGCCTTCAGTGTTCTTGGCCGCGCCGGTGACCTTGGCGTAGTGAATGCCTGCGTCGGTATACAGGGCGATGTAGTGATACGGCAGTGCAGGCCAGAAGTTGTCCACGTACGTTGGACCCAGGAACAACAAGCCAGACGCGCCCACACCGACTTCAGCGGCGAGCAGCTGGTCCGGTCGGTACGTAGACAGAAGGAAGTTGTTCAAACTTCCCTTCATCTGATCACAGAACACACGCCAGTAGTCCATTTCATCGATACCACTCCGGTGCTGGCAGGCGTAGCGACCAAGGCGACGGATGAGGAACATGAAGTCCGATTCTACCTTGGTGAAGTCCCAGTCCACAGACACGTCGAACAGACCGGTCTTCGCATCCAGAATGGCCTGTCCAGTGTCGAATACATGGTCGATGTCGTCATCGGCCAATGGACGACGTTCCAGGATGAACATGCCATCCAACGTGTTAAAGCCAGCCGTGCTACCGGGGCGTACGACCTCACGTGGATACGTCGCTTCGCTCGACAGGTTCATCGTAGCGTAGTTGTTGACCGCATGCCGAGACAGGTTAAGGTTGTTGGGCAGGATACTCGGATACACCGCAATGATGCGCGTGCCAGCCGGTACGTCGATGCTCAACGGTGCCTTGGTGGTAGCGCTGCTAGTGCCGATGGCGTCCAGCTGCACTAGTACCGCCGCGTTGTCCAGCAGCAACAGCACGTAATCATCGTCACGCAGATCGACGTACGCCGTGTCGAACACCAGCACCGTAGCGCCAGCCACCGAGGTCTGCTTGATCGTAGTGGCGTACTGGAAGTACGGTACGAACAAGCGGCCACCCGCACTGAACAGCGTCTTGTACTGCTCACGCACTTCGGCATCGCTTTCAAACGTCAACTGCGTCGACAAGCTGCGGCGCGGTACTTCACGCAAGCCAACTCGCTGCTCAGTGCCGTCGTAGCTGACGTGTACATCGGTCAGCCAGCGCCAGCGCTCCGTAACCGGCACGTTGGGCACAGCAGGCAGTACCACAGCACGGTTACCGACGATGATGACCGGCAACGGGTCAGCGACGTTGGTAAAGTCGAACAGCAGTGTGGCGTTGATCTCAGGCGGGCCATTCGGCGTGATGCGAACCTGCCAGATGCGCTCCTGTAGTGGTGTGAACACGTACGGCAACGGATCACCGACAGCAGTGATGCCAGTACCGTTCTGAAGCAGTACGTCGTCCAGCGTAGCGGATTGGTTGGTATATGCGTTCCACACAGAGATGTCGCGACTGACGGTGCTGGCAATAGTGCCCAGCTCAATGCGCGCCGGTTGGATGTGGATTCGATTGTAGTAGTCGTCCTTGAACGACAGCATCAATGTACCGTTGACACCCCAATTATTCGCCTTGTGTACACGCCATGCGCCATAGTACGCCCATGACGGGACCTGGAAGTCCACGTCGTATAGGTCGTTTTGGAAAACGGCCTCGGTGTTGTTATCTAGGTCGGTCGAGAGATTGGGATTGGTGTTACCCGCAATGACGAAACCGATCTGATAGCCGACGATGCCAGCCATGAATTAAGCTCCAGGATAGCGCAATGCAATACCGACCGTGCCCGAATGGAACGCACCCGTTGTCCAAGTTACGCCGTTGCGTTCGGCTACATTCTTAGAGTACAGGGGGTAACACTTCCACTGATCCGAGCCATAAGTAATGATGTCACCTACAGCCACGTTGTCCAAGCGCATCATCCGTGCATGTCGAAGAACACCTACGATGGTATTTAGTGTATCCACACGACGCATGGTGATGTAAATGGGTAGCAATACCTCCGATTCATTAAACAGAGAAGGAAGGGCCATCAGCAGGGACCAGCTTTGAAACTGACCGCGAAGGTCACCGACAGCACTACCACTATTACCTAGCCGCCATGCCGCTGCGCCTTCCAGCCCACAATGGATACCACCACCACGAGTCCAAGCACCGCTCTCACCTCCCATGAAAAAGCCGCCCCACACGCCTTGATAAGGAGTAGGGTAGATGTCCCCTGTACCTTGACTGTTACGGCTAGCACTCATATACATCCGAGCATCATTTGCACCGGTCAATGAAGCTGTACTTGGATACGAACCTTCGAACCACAGACCAGTACCGCCAATGTCTGGAATGTCAGAACGTCCCCAATGCAGGTGCTGGTACTTATCACCGTTATAGTTCACGACGATGTATATCTCTTCCGGCGTATCATTCCAGTAAATCTCGTAATTGACCGGAAACGTCCAGGGTTGCGACGAAGTCGCATTGCCAAGGCACGCACCCCGCGCAGACTCGCCGGTCAAGACAGTTCCACTGATGCCCGTGCCACCGAATACATAGAAACGATTGGCGTCGTACCCGATACGAACAAACAGCCCACCCTTAGAGAGCAACCGATTGTTGCCCGTACCAGCGGCAGCGGTCCAGCCGCCAAACGATACCAGGAAATTCTCTACGGCGGTGCGCAGGTCCGCGAGACTAGACGCGCTACCAGTGGTGTAATCTGCGGCCATGTTAGCTCATCTCCATCGCGATGAAATTATCGAAAGCAGTTCGGTTTACATCTTGCAATACAACATGTGCGCGACCACCAGCAGCCAAGATGGCCTGTACAGCTTGCAGAGGCGTCATCCCGGTCTGGTCGACGAGCGAACCACCCTGCTGCAGAACGTTCTCAGGCCCGTTATTGAAGCCGGTAATCTGAGAAATTCCATCCAGTTCACCCCACACGTTGCCTTTAGTGGCGTCGTCATAGTTGTACAGAATGATAGCCTGCATTTGATAGTTCGTACCTGCTGGTCGCAAGTTCGTGAAGCCATTTACAAATGGTTTGTGGAACTGCTGTGCCCAGACGCCATCCGGTCGCCGCAGGTACATACGTCCGTAGTTCTGCGGACTACTGGCCGTAAATCCGAAGTAGCCATAGTACGGGAAGGTATAGTTGGTATCGCTGAAGCGGCGCGCTTCCTTACCGTCGAACGAGCCACCCGTACACAGTGGTGAAGGAAACTCACCTGGGCGAGCGTACGGCAACATCTTACCGACGTAGAAGTGCGTGTACACCGGCGTACCCACCTTGAAACAGCCCGCAATGCGCTGCGCGTTGCAGGTCAGGTAGTAGGTCACAGCATTGTTGTGACAAGGTGTGCCCGACAAGCGCGCACCGGGCTGCGTCTCGAAGGTGTTGCCCGGGATGTAACCCGTAAAACACGACACCGCCATGTTGTAGTAGTCAGCACCCACAGACTGGTAGGTCTTGAAGCCAATGAAGATGTCCTCCGTACCAGACAGACCGGCGGAGTTGAGAATCAACTCACGGTCTGCGCCAGTATCCACGTAGCGCAACGTCGTCCAGCCGTTCGCTTCCGCGAGCGTCTTGATGGCTGCCAGCACCTTGTAGTGCGCCTCGTCACCGAGACCACCAGTGACTGTTGCGATCGCGTATCCCATGTTACACCTCAGCTGTTAAGATTCAGAGCTTGACGGAACGAAGCCGGGTCTTCAGCCAGCATGTTCACGATCGCTTGTTTCGAGTTCGGGTTGTTGGCGAGAGCGTTGGGCACCTCGTCCGGGTCCTTGACGTTGACAATGGTCACCGGCACCGACACCTCCGTGGTGCCGCCAGCGTTCTCCAGGCCGCGCGCCTGCGCCGGGGTGTTAACCTGCACCTGCTCACCCGGCGTGGCCCTGAACGCCACCAGCTGACTGTCTGGGCCACCGCTACCGCCCACGGTCATGGTGCCGCCCGTACGGAAGCCCGTGCTGGCAATCTGCGCCACGTTGGCCGCAGCCAGCGCCGCCTGCGCAGCAGCCAGCGGTATGTTGTACGGGTACGGCGTCTCAGCCATCGTCTTCTGCACTGCCAACACACCATCGATGGTAGCCTGTACGATGGCCGCAGCCTTGCCGATCTGTGCCAGCTTCTTGTTCTCACTGGTGGACAGCTGCGCCAACGCACCGAAGAACTGGCGCGTGTAGTTGAGTCGTTGTTCCAGCAGCTGACGATCCGCTTGGTTGCGCAACATACCAGCCGTTGTGCTGTTGATGATGGAAGCATCCTCCAGCGCCTTGATCTGGTCGTACATCTGCTGATGCAGCGCCACGTACGCATTCATCTGCTCCTGGGTGCCTTCCAGGTTCGCCCACGGCAGCATGTTGCTGAGCTCGCCAGCAACGTCACCCGAAGTAAACCCAGACTTAGCGTCCGCCAGCAGTTGCTTCATCGCTTCGACCTGCGCCTGGAAGTCGCGCATCTGACCGGCAACGCTGTTCTGCTCCATCGAATCACGAGCCTGCGCAATGCGCGCCAGTTCCTGCTCGACCACCAGCTTGGCTCGCAGCGCAGCAACTTCTTCCTGCGACAGCTTCACACCATCACGGCGCAGCTGCTCAGTGAACTGCATCAGATCAGACTCGATCTGGCGCTGCTCGTTGCTGAGCTTCAGCAAGCTGATGTTCTCGTCCAGCATGCGGTTGACCGCACCCAACGGGTCCAGCTGATCGCGCATCTGATCCTTCAGGTTACCATACACGTCCGCAGCCTTCTCCTGGTCGATGAGACCGGCCTTCACCGCGCGATTCAGGATGTCCTGCGCTTCGGCCAAGCGACGTTGCGCCGCGCCCAACGGGTCCGCAGCGTCCATGACGTTCTCGAGCGCACTCTTCAGACGCTCCAGTTCACGTGCAGCCTTCTTGGCAGCGTCAGCATCCACCGGCGGCTTGACAGTGGGGCGACCACCCGGATTCAGCTGACCTTCGCCACCTTGCGCCGCAGCGCGAGCCTTGCCAATCTCAGCTGCTCGCTTGGTCCACTGATCCAGCAAAGACTCCAGACCGGATTCAGACTGCCGCAGCTGCTCTTGCTTGAAGGCCTCGCCGAAGGTCTCACCGATATTCGATCCAGCGTTCTTCCAACCGTCCAAATTGGCCTGTACTGCATTGAGCAAACCGTCACCGTCGAAGTTCAGCGCAGCGTTGAAGGCGTTGCCCAGCTGTTCGAAGTTGTTCATCAGCGCGGCGATCACGCTCATGACGACAGCATGGATGCCCGCCATCACGCCACGGATGGTGCCGCCGATCATATCGAACACTTGTACCACCACACGCAGAATCTTGAACCACGTGGATTCCGAAGCGTGCTCGTAACCGACGATGTCATTCAGCAGCTGATCGAATGTACCGCCGCTGGTGTTGGTCAGCCACGCGAAGAACTGCGCAGCCAGGTCCATGACAGCGGTGATGGCAGGGCCGATGTCTTCCCACGCCGCGCGCATCAGGTCGCCCAGCGTAGTAGTATCATCGATGCCCAGCTTGATCTCGTCTCGCATGAGATACAACGTTGTGACGACACCGGCCAAGGCAGTTACAAGTGCGCCGATGGGATGTGCAGAGATCAACACCCACAGGCCACGAATCTGGCTGGCGAACGCAGCGATGATGCCCGGTGCAAAGGCCACGCCCATCGCAACACCGACGCCCGCAAGGATGGGGATCAACGTATCGAGGTTTTCCGAAATCTTGATTATCAGTTCCGAGAACTTCTGCGTCACGCCCAGCTTCTGATCCATCTCGCCGATGAAGATGAGGAAGTTGTTCTTCAGCACCGTGAACGCTTGGCCGACCGTAGGCACAGTCTGGCCGAAGTCCTCTGCAAGAGACTTCTCCGCCTTCTGGAATGCGGTGATGATGTCGTTGGCGGTGATCTTGCCCTCGGCACCGAGCGCACGCAGTTCGCCACGGGTCTTGCCCATGCCCTGTGCGATGACGTCGGCCACCTTGGGGAAGTTCTCCATGACGCTGTTGAGCTCATCACCGCGCAGCGCGCCAGCGGCCAAGCCTTGCGACAGCTGTCGTAGGCCACCCGCAGCTTCCTCGGCCGTTGCGCCAGACAGCACGACGGCTTGGTTCAGCGACTTGGTGAACCGCAACAGGTCCTGCTGCGACAGGCCCAGCTCCTTCGAGGAGTTGGCCATGCGACTGTAGAGCTCGGCGGTGGACTCGAAGTCGGTACGGGTGGCGTTGGCGATACCCTGCAGTTCCTTGGTGACACGCGCAAGGTTCTCGGTGCCGGTGGTGACCAGCCGCAGCTTGTTCTGGATGGTGGTGTACGTATCAGCCATACGCAGCAAGCCGGTGAGGATACCACCCGCCACGAGACCAGTGAGGATGTTCTTCATCAGGTCCAGCGAGTTCGCAGCATCGTCAGCGGCAGTGCCGATGTCACTGATGTTGCGCTTGACGACACGAGAGCCGTCTTCGCGTACAACGATGTCAATGCGTTCAGTAGTCACTTGACGAGCCTCGACTTACGAATGGCGTTCTGACCCGCCATGATGGCGGACTCGATGAAACCTGCTGGTGCCTGCTTGGAATGACCTTGGTTCAGCCTGCCGATATAGGGCAGGTTGTTGCTGATGTAGACGTCCACGCCGCTCTGCCTGTACTTCTCCATGGTCTGCACGGCTTGGGTAATTGCCACACCTGCCGCAGCGGCCCCGGTGCTGCCCTTGCTGCCGCTGGGGAAGCCGTTAACTACGCCACCGGCCGCGCTGCCAATCTGGGTTTGCCAGTTAGCTCGTGCGCGGCCGGTGTCGACAGGAGTACGAAGTGCAACCGCAGAAGCAACGGTGATCACCGTCTTGCGCATCATGGTGTTCGCATTCTTCTCGACACCATCGGCAATTGCCTTGATACGCTTGGAGAATCCCCGCATGGTGGCCATCACCGTTTCCTCTTTGGTTGCTTAGGCGCCTTCGGCGCTGCTTGCTGTTGATTGGCGAGTGATGCTTTCGTCTTCTCCAGCGACCAGTCCAAATACACCTTGTCTAGATGGGCTACATGGTAGAAGACGTCCTCTCGTTGCTCACCTGTGATGTCGTGTGCATCGCAATAGTGGTGTATCGCAAGCCACGGTATCGGACCTTGAGCATATCCGAGTGATCTACATGACGTCAAGTCCAGGAACGCCACGTAGAACAGATTCAACCCTGGATCGAGCTCGGGTGCGTTGAGAATGGCATTCGGAAAAGGTTGCCTCGTCCGAATGCACTTCTCTACGATGTCGCGCTCGTCTTTGCCCATCCCAAGGCTGTAGAGCAGGACGTCCTTCAGTTTCCCGCTTCGGTCTCCAGGAGATTCTGCTTGAAGAGCGAAGACTTCCGCGACTGCTCGAGCACATCATCGAACAGGTCCGGCAGGTCCTTGAACAACTGGATGCAGTTGTCCTTGCTGAAGGGCAGCGTGTTACCATCCTTGTCGGTGACGCCCTGCCAGCCCAGGACCACGGTCTCGGCCAGCACTTCGCGGAAGATTTCGCGCTGCTGTTCCGGTTCCAGCAGATCATGCTTGGCCTGGAGGCCATACTTCCGCATCTTCTGCTGCACCGACTTCTCGAACTTGACGTTGCTGCCGCCCGCCCGCGCGATACGGATTTCCATGCCGTCGCCGTAGTCGAGGATGATGCCTTCCTGCTCTGCCTTCTTGTCCGTGCCGAACTTGTCGTAGATGGTCTTCTTGCTCATCGCAGCTTACTCCGTTGTATGAACGTTGTGGTTGTGGATCAGCCTGCCGAATCCGGCAGGTAGGGGAACACTTGCATGGTCAGCGTGTTGCCGAACTTGTTCTCGGCCGCGCTGGTGTCCAGCGGCAGGGTGACGGCTTGGTCCTGCTCGACGGCAAGACGGCCATTGCCCAGCGCCAGCAGCGGGATGTCGAACAGCAGCGCCGCGTTGTTCTTCACCATGATGAAGTCCAGGGTGATGTCCGCGTTGTTGCGCACTGCACGAACCGCTTCGATCGAAGCGAAGTAGGCCGTGATGGAACCACCGACTTCGAACGTACCGGCCGAGGTATCGAACGCACCGAGTACACCGATCGCCTTGTTGGCGGTGACGTTGTTGTTGATCGTCAGCGACAGGTCCGTGGCGAAGGCGAACAGCGGCTTGGGGTTCGGATCGAGCGGGTCGACCGACGCCAGCTTGATGCGGCTGAAGTCCGAGCTCGTATTGAACGCGTCTTCGATCACCAGCGGCGGGCGTGCACCGGCCTTGACACCCTGCGTACCGTCACGCTGTTCGTTGTCGATGGCGATGAACGTCATGTCGACCGTCACCTTATCCGCCTGCGCCACGTTCAGCGTGAACTCGTTCGGCACCGCGCCCACCAGATACTCGGACATCGTGCCGTTCTCGTCCTGGCCCAGCGTGCGCTCGATCTGGTAGGTCTGGCGCTTGATCAGAGCAGGGTCGGACTCGTTGCGGATGATGGTGCCGTAGTACAGGGTGACCGTGATGCCCGCACCGGCTTCGGCCGCAGGCAGCCAGTCGGTCTTGTCGAACTCGATGTACGTCGCGGTGATCACGCTGATGCGCGCGAAGCCTTCGTTGTTGACGAAGCCGTCGAGGTACACCCACTCACCCGGGATGAAGTCGTAGTCGGTCAGATCGATGGGACCGGCACTGGTCAGACGCGGCAGCTTACCGTTCATCACGATGGACAGGCCAGCCGCCGCGAACGTGTGACCTACCGCCACGAGCTTCGCATCCGCAGGCGGTGCGGCTTCGGCAGTCAGCGCTTCGTTCACAGTGAGTACACCGGACGTGTAAGCATCGACGTTCTTCAGACCGTTGTTGGCCGCTTCTGCGAAGCCCGTTGCCAACACCACGTCACCTATCATGAAAGCAGGCTGTGCGTCGCCCCACGTGACGTTCAGCGTCGCGGCCGTGCCGCTACCTCCCGTGACAGCCACCGGGTTGGCCGGGGCCGCGCCGCGCAGGCCAGGGTCGTCCACAGCGACGGCAGTGATAGCGCCCGTGGCCGGGTTGATGGCACTGACGTAGAAGCGCGCCGCGCTCTGTGCGCCGGTTGCGTAGCTCAGCAGGTCGCCCACGCGGTAGCCGGTGCCCGCAGCACCGACCGTAGCGCTGACTGCGGCGACGTTGTTGAACTCGTACTCGCTATTGGCCGCATCGACCGCCGTGAGCAGCGACTGACCACGCACGAGCGAATTGGTAGTACCGCGCTCACGCGCATCGGCGAAGACGAAGCCTTGCAGCAGGTCGGTGGTGTTGGACTGCGTGATGTCCTGGTTCAGACCACCGGACGCCTCGTTGTCGGTCACCACGCCCTTCTTGCGCTGACGGGACTGGTTGATGGGATTGCGCGCCACCGTGGTGATCTGACCGCCGAAGTCCGAGTAGCTGTTCGGCTCCAGTGCGTACCAGATGGGGTTGGCGGGCAGTTCCCCAAGGCACCGTTCCTTCGCATAGCGAGCGCCGGTGGCATTGGAGTCGATCTTCTTCGGAGGGCAGATTGCCATGGTGTCACCTCACTTCGTCGTATGTGAATTGGATAACAGCGTTAACTTGGTACCACGCATCGTCGATACCGACCTCCTGCGTGGTTGCGTTGCGGAACCATACTCCGCCCGGTGTGTCCTGTCCCTGGTAAGCGTCACGTACCGACTCGGCCATGCGCTGTGCCAGTGTCAAGCCACCTTTATCGAGTGGCGCGAAACACTGCACGATGATTAGTCCATTCCTACGCCACCGGCGCTCACCGTGTTCACACGAGAGGGAACCTTGTCCACCCTCGGTATGCTGCATTGTCCAACGGAACCACGAAGTGTCTGCCGCTGGCGGGTTGTTCTTTTGCTTGCCGGTCCACCGGACCACGGCAGTTGGATACAACGATGCCGCCATGGTGTTCATGATGGCGGCGCATTCATCAATCGCTACGGGCGTGGTCGTGGTCATACGCGTGCCTGCACTTCGAAGAGGATCTTCTGTCCGTTCGGATCGAGCAGCTTGACCTTGATCACACGGAACTTCGTTCCATCCTGGCGAGTGATGGTGCCCTGCAAGTTCGGGTCCACAGGAAGCCCGAGCGCAGCGATCAACACCTTCTTGTCGTCACGATGGATGTCAGTACCGTCAGCGTAAGTCTTGCCACTTTCTTGCGTGTTGTAGTTGAGGAACACGGCTCGCACAGGAACATCCTGCGGAGTACTCTCCCCCGGAAGCCACGGCTTCGTCGGGTCTGGCGTCGTAGTAGTGAACACAGTCACCACCGCGTCTTCACCATTCAAATCGATGAGACGCTTTGCCAGAAGCTGCGAACTGTCAAAGCGTCCCATCACACCCTCACCGTTTTGAGGAAGAAGCCGCCACCGCAGGCGTTGAACAGAGGTTCCAGCAGCGCGTCAACTGCTGGGAACGATGGACCCATCGAGCCACCGGCTCCCAGGTCCTGGCCGGTCATGTACTCCGTTTCGATGACGTCGACCTTCTCGCGCTTGACGACACGTCCGTCGCTGGAAGGCATGAGTACCAGACCGGAAAACACTTCCATACCGAGCTGCATCTGGGCATTCTTGAGCTCGGTGGGAATCACGTTGTCGGGTAGTGCGTAATCGCAGTCGATGATCACGCCTGTACGCGGCCATTGAAGCGCCTGTGCAGCCGGGTGTGCGACGGTGCCGACAGGCCACGTCTTGCGACCTTGGTACCGGCTGCGCTGCGCTTCGAGATAGTCCATGGCTTGGATCAGCAGCGCCTCCACAGCCGGTTCTTCGGCCGGAAGCACGACACCTCGCGCCTGCGCATATTCACGCGCCTGTGCAACAGTGACGTAGCTGTTCGAGTTCGACTTGCCCGTGCCGTCTTCGATTTCCAGAGCCATGGACTTCTCTCCTTCCGCGTAGTTGGGCTGTTACTCGGCGTCGCCGAGGCCGTGCTCTTCGTACAGAGCGACGAGGTCAGCCTTCTTGGCACCGGCCGGGATTTCGACCTGTGCTTCTTCCAGCGCAGCCTTCAGTTCGGCGACGGTCAGATCGGAGGCCGAGGTCTCTTCCTCTTCCTCTTCCTCCTCCTGTTCGCTGACTTCGGCGCCTTCGATCTGGCGCGATTCGCGATGCAGCTGAGCGATGTCGTCGCCACCTTCCCAGCGCGCACGGGAGGCCACGCCGTAGACGCGGTCTTCCTTGGTGGGTTCGGCATTGGGATCGACGTTGTGACGTTCGCGGCGCTCGCGCGCTTCGTCCGGCGTGTAGGGAGCGCGGCCCGCATCCGGTACCGGCGCTTCCTTGACGGTGGTGAACTGCTTCTTGGCCTTGGCCATGATGGTATCTCCTCGAAGATGATAAGTGATTGTTTCGCTTACGCAGCTGCGGTAACTTGCACGGCATAATACCGTTGAAGCTGCATGTAATCCGCATCCGGTGCGGCACCAACTGATACGCCGACGCCTACGAGAGCAGTGCCTTCGATTACGCCGGTCATGGGGTTAACACCGCCATTGTCGAAAGTAACCTCTCCGTCAAAACCCGGAGCACCGCCAGCAGGAACAGCTGAGAAAGTAGTAGTGACACCTGCCGGGTTCAACCCCGACAAAACGCCGTTAAGAACGGTGTACACGTCCGGAGTACCGATGTCAATCGACTCCCCAACTGCGACGCTGGGGACGCTGAAAGGCAAGAACCCGAGGGCGTCGAGACCCACGGGCAGATTCCCTCCACCGCCTGACGCTCCGGTAACCTTATTCTCGAACACCGTGAGTGTAACGCCGTCGATCACTTGTCCGTCGTACACTTCCGCGAACTGATCCTTACTAAGACCGTAGGTTGGCTGCATTCTGTCGATTGCCATCGACTCATCCAACTTCTGCTTGTTCGGATCAACTGTCTCAGCCATGACTACTCTCCATCGGCAAAGCTAAAGCGGCCGAAGCCGCTCTCGCTCGATCAGGCGTTGGTGACGTAGAACGCCATCGGAATCTTCTTCCGATCGAGTTCACGCTCCCAGTTCGTGGCCAGCTGCAGATCGGCCCAGGTCGGGGACAGACCGGGACCGGTGATCGTGGCGGACAGGAAGCTGAAGCCCGCCGGATGGATCAGCCAGGTCTTGCGGCTCCACAGCACCTCGACGCCACCACCGTTGGCACGCTCGGGGTAACGCTGCACCTCGGCCGGGCGGCGCGGCGTACCACGGCCGTAGCCCATGGCACCGACACCGAACAGGATGGAAAGGTACTTGCGGTCCACGCCCACGCCGAAGGTCGGCATGCCATCGTCCACTTCGACACGGACGCCCATGTACGTGGCGTACAGGAGCTTGCCGTCGGCGTCGCGGATGAAGTCGATCAGCTGGTCCTTGATCATCTTCTTGTAGACCATCGAGTGCACCGCCAGCACCGCCAGCACACCACCGCGATCGCCGAGCGTGTACTGGGCGTCGATGAAGCTGGAAGCGTTGAATCGGTTGGCGTCGGTGATCGTACCCGGCGTGGTGGACGACACGTCCACGGTCATGTCGCCGCCGTTGGCAGCCACGTTGTCGTTGTACAGGCCGATGGCCACCGACAGGACACGACGCTGGAACTGGCGCTGCCAGTAGCTGTCGACCCGGTTCGCGATGCGCTGCATCGGATCGGAGCCGGCGAGTTCCTTGTTCAGATCGGACGAGCTGAAGCCTTCGTTCAGGTAGGCGATGCGCGCCACGACCTCGCCCGCGTTGATCTTCTGCGGCTCGGCGATGTCGGTGTAGGTGGTGTTGCTGTAGTTCGGCTCGATGGAAGCGTCGAGATCGTTCCAGTGCGGGACGGTGGTCAGGAAGCCACCCGAGTTGGCGCGTGCGTCCAGTTCGGGATTGAGCGTGATGACACCGGATTCGACGAAGGCCGTCTTCTCGACGGAATCGTTCACCTGGTACGAGGCGAATACTTCCGGCACGAAGATGTCGGAAAGTTCGGTATTGGCCATTTGAAGGTCTCCTCAGTGAATGGCGGTATGTAAGTGGGAATCAGGGCAGGAGGACAACTCCAACCTGCCCTGTGCTGCGGGCAAATCAGTAGTTGCTTGCGGCTGCCTTCTGTGCTTCTGCGACGGCTGCCCGGAAACCTTCCGGATTCTCCTTCGCAAATGCAATCCGCTCAGCTTCGTTCATCTCACTGAGCTTCTTCGAGGCACCGCCTCCACCCGACCCACCGTTGGCACCGCCACCGGAGGCCTTGCTGCCAATAAGGATGGGCGCAAAATTTTTATTTGACAAGAGCTCCTTGCGCAGATCGTCCAGGCTATGAGCGCTAGGCTTGCCGTCCGAACCCAGCACCTGAATGGTGAGTTCGCCGTCGACCTCTTCCAGCTTCAAACGGCTCCGCACGTGGGGCACCATCAGGGCAGGCACGGTGCTGATTTCGGTGGCCAATTCCAGAGCCTTGCCATCCAGCATGTGCTTCTCGACGAGGGTGTTCAGCTTGTTGTACTTGCCGTTGAACTCGTCTTCCTTCGCCTTCAGCTTGTCATCGTACGACTTCTTCAGCGCTTCGAAGTCGGTCTTCGGCACGGCACCGGAACGGAGACCTTCGATCTCGGTTTCCTTCTCGGTGAGCTTGTCCTCGGTTTCACGCAGCTTGGTTTCCGCCGTCTGGCGAAGGGTCTTCTCGTGATCCTTGGCGCGCTTCAAGGCACCGACCGCCGGGTGCTCATCGACGCCTTCGATGTCGAGATAGAACTTGCCATCCTTCTCGGTGTATTCCTTCTTGACGTCTTCGGAGAGACCGTCGAGATTGTCGCGTACGGACTTGAGTGCCATGATCGTTGTATCCTCTGTTGTGGGTTGTTACGCGGTGGTATTACTCGATCCCGGCACGCTTGAACGCGCTGGGGTTCTTCTGCCTCATCTCTTCGAGTGTGAGAGGCTGGAAGTTCTTATCAAGGCTGAGTTTGCTGAACTCCTCAGCACTCAGACCTCCATTGCGGAACAGCTGCGCTCGCGTTGCGCCCAGCGCGTCGTCCTGGAATGATGCCGGTTGCGTCTTCAGCCATTCGTAGTACGTCTGTGTCGCGGGTACCTGTCCGTCCTTGCTGGCGCGCGTTGTCTCGCTGAGTAGGTCCACGCCCTTCACCTTGGGAATGGTGCTGCTGCGACAGTTGACGTGGATCGGCGGCACCGGTCCCTTTCCCAGCTTGAACACACGACCATCGAGCGACCGGCACTGCTGACTGGTGCGGCTGTCGAGCGTGCTGATCCAGATGTATCCCTCGATGATGTTGCTGTTGTCTTCGTACACCATCTGCTGCGCCGCGTTGTTCACGTGCTGCAGAGCGGTACGCACCATGGCCGAAGCCTCGCGCTTGGTGACGCCACCGAGGATGCCATCACGGAAGTTGTTCGCCTTGGTACCGCGAATCATCCGCACGATGTCGTCGACCGTCTTGCCCTGTGCGAAGCCGGTACGGATCGCACCCTCAACGCGCTGAATCGCTCGGCTGCCCCAACTGTCGACGAAGTCCTCCAGCAGCGTGCCGGTAGCCTGGATGGGCGACGCCAACACGCCAGACCACGCCGCAGCCGTGGACGTAGCGGCCAAGCCCGGAGCACTGGTGGGCAACACGAGCTCGATCGTACTGGTGTGGAACTCCAGCGAATATTCACTGAACTTACGCAGCGTCTTGAGGTAAGCCTCCGCATTCTTATCAGTGATGTCCACCAGCCGCTTGCGCATCTGCACTAGCATGCGATCCAGCTTGGCGCGTGATGGTGCGTTGCCGACACCTTCGAGCGCACGACGGATCGCCACGTCCATCTGTCGGATCGTGGCGTCCATGCGCTTGACCTCACCCGCCTTCAGTCGCTCCAGATAGACCTGGAAGCGCACCGTCACGTCGTGCAGCAGCTGTCCCTCTTTGGTCAGGCGTGCCATGTGGCATTACTCCTGGCTGTTGTCCGGGTCAGCGTTCGGGTCGGTTTCTTCGGTGATCGTCTTGTCCAGATCCACGGCCGATTCCATGTCCTTCTCGATCTCGGTGCGCGCCACTTCGTCGTCCAACGTGGCAATGCCCGACTGACGCAGCTGCGCACGAGCTTCGGTGAAGGAGACGAGACCACCCTGGAACTCGGCGATCAGCTGCTGCCGATCCTCGGGCGACAGCTTGGCGATGGCGAAGTCCGTCGACAGCTGGAACTTCAGCTTGTCGGCGTCGATCTGGGCACCGCTGAACGACGCCGCAGCCAGAAGCGCTGACTCGAACGCCTGTGATACGTTGCGAGCGCAGGAGGTGAGCGTGCTGGCGATGACCGTGGCTTCCATCTTGGCTTCGCCCAGCGTGCGCTGCACCTGCTTGTCCTGAACGAGCTGCGCACCCAGCGCCACCATCTGTCGTTCCTTCTGGTCCATCGCTTCCTTGACCATGGAGTTCTCTTCGGCCTGGATCAGACCGGCGCTGCCGCCTTCGGGCAGTGGCACTGCGCCACGGCTGCCCAGCTGGATGGTGCCTTTCAGTACTTCATCGACCCACGTCTGCGTCAGACCGGCGAAGTACGGAGTGGGCTGCCCGACCATGTACACCGAGTCTTCGTAGTCGGCACTGTTGCGGTAGTGGCCGATGTTCAGGTTGGCGATGTCGTACATCGGCGGCTTGTCGATCTGCGCATCGTTGTTCTGCGAACCGATGAAATAGAACGGGATGTAGCCGAAGCGCTGACCCTTGCTGTCACGCGGCTGGAAGGTGCCGATCAAGTAGTACGGACCCTCCTGCTTTTCGTCGGTGCGCTGCCACACCTCCATTTCGTACATGCCATCGCGCAGACGGAGCACGCGGCACTGCGTACCACGCTGGATTTCGAAGCCGTCGTCCTTGATGATGTAGTCCTCGACCAGCACAACCAGCGACAGCACCGACACTGCGCCCTTCTGCTCGTAGCGCCAGTTGATGATGTCGGTGGGGCCGTAGTACTGAATGGTCGGGCGTGCCAAGCCGTCCATTACTTCCTGGCGGGTGAACGCACGCGGATTGCCATCCAGGTCGACCGCGCCCTTGGGGAAGTCCACCAGCAGCGCACACCGACCGAAGGCCAGCGTAGACGTCAGCGTCTTCTTGGCCTGCTGGATCAGTGTCACGCCGCGTCCGTTGCAGTCGTACCACAACGGTTCGAGCTCCTTTGGGTACTCGGTCACCGGGTCGGAGTTGAACACCTGACCGACCAAGCCGCTGAGCGTGTTGGCCGTGACGTTGTAGAACACAGCGCGCGTGACATACGCAGTGTAACGCGCTTCATTCTCAGGTGACGTGTCCGCAGCATTCGGCTTTGGCAGGTACTTGGTGCCTGCCTTCTTGACTGCCTCCTGGCCTGCGATGCAGTCGGTGATCATCTGCCACTTGGGCAGCATCGCTTCCACTTCGGGCAGCACGTAACTGACGTTGGGCGGCATGGCCTCGGCGTTGCGACGAGAGGTCGGACCGGTCGGTGTGTTGGTGACTTGGCGCGGCATAGTAAAGTCCTCAGCGTGGTAGGTTGATTTCGAGAGCTTCAGCAGCACCGCTGCCCTTCAGTACTCGGTAACGTGTTGCGTCGTAATCGTGGTCTTCGGACGAGGAGTCCACGTCCTCGGGGTTCTTCACATCGCGGGGTAGTACGGGTAGATGGTTGATCAGGTTGCGGCAGTGATCCATGATGTAGAACGCCGGTCCCTCGGGGTAGTCCTTCTTGGTTTCGCTGAGCCGAGTGCGCAGCAGTTCGAGACCGTTCTTGCGTGAACCGGGCGACTTGTCACTGCGCTCCCAGCGACAGCCCGCCTTGCCCATGTCGTCTGCGATGGTAGGCGTGCCGGGGTTCTGCACGTCGGCGATGGCGTTGTCCGCAGGACCTGGGCGGACAGGTCGAGCGATCCATGAGCCTGTCTGTAGCGACGTGTCCATGTCCACGATGCCGCGACCGACGGCCTTGGCTGGCATCTTCAGCCCTTCGTTCGCCTTCTTCGCGCCGTACCATTCCTGGATAGCGATGAGCGAGCCTTTCGGTGGGCAGAACTTACGTCCGTCGGGCAACGTCGCCTCGGTGCCATCGGCCTCGGCCCACCAGATGCAGGCGAATGGCCGCGCGCTGCCCCAGTCGAACGAACGATCGACGCGCCAGCCCTTCGGTACTCGGAACCTCGGCAGCACGACGCGCTCTGCATCCCATACGTCATCGAGCGCACCACCGGCTACGATGTTCCAGTCACCGTCGCGCATCGCCTTGATGAGCGCGGGGTTGCCCAGACCTTCGAGTCGTTGCAGGTACTTCGGGTCGTCACGGAGCAGCGTCGGGTTGTCGGTCATCCTGGCAGGAATGTACTGGCGACGGAATCCGCCTTCGTCGTCGTCCATCTGCCGGACTTCGAGCGGCTTGAGCATGTCGACCCAAGTTTGCTTCACCCAATTGTGACCGACGCCACCGGGGTTGGTACCGCACAGAATCCGAGGGAACAGGTCCTGCGCCCACTCCGGCAGCTTGATGCCCGCCATGCGCACACGACCGCGCAGGTAGCGATACATCGGCTCGGTGAAGTGAGTGAGCTCGTCGATGATCAGTACGTGGATTTCGGCACCTTGGTAGCCGTACACGTCCTTCTCATGCTTGCAATGGCAGAGGTGAATCTTGCTGCCGTTGTAGAACTTGATCTGGTTGGCCGAGTAGTTGATCTTCACATGGCCGGAGTTGACCAGCGGCGCGAGCAGTGAAGGGAAGCCACTTGGCCCCTCCATGTGATTCTTGTAGAGGTCAGGGAACTCACGACGGAAGATGTAGACCTGCAGTCCTGGAATCTGGAGGCACCACAGAATGGCAGCGCAGCGTTCCAGATGGGACTTCCCACCACCGGCCGCGCCGCCGTACAGAACCTCAGTGCCGTGGCTGTCGTACGCTACGGTCTGTTGCTCATGAAGCTCTATGTTGAGTACGCCGTCACTAGACGACTCATCGAAGCTGCCCTCGGTGAACATAGGTCAGCCCTTCTTCGTGGGACGGTTGAGGGTGAGGTTGATCGTCGGCGGCGAGGCGAGCGGATTGGAGGAGAGCTCGACCTCCTTCTTGGGACGGTACTTGTCCGGCTTGCCGTGGATGAGCATGAACTGGAGCAGGCTGTCGCTGTACTTGCGTACGTAGCCCTGAAGTTCGCCCTTGAAGTACTGCGGTTCGAGCCACCCATCCCGCGCGCGGCGAATGGCGGCGTCCTCGAGACTGCTCATGCAGATTTCACGCGCTTCTTCCATGAGCTTGCCGAACTCTGCGTCCTGGCGGGTGCGCTTGTATACCGTCTGGCGGGGAATGCCTGACTTCTTGCAGGCCAGGTCCTGGCGACCGGTGCGCATGTATTCGCTCATGAACTCTTGCCACACGGTGCGAGTGAATCCGGCGAAGTCGGTGGCTTCGCCCTTCGCAGCTGCGTCGGCTGCGGCTTGCTTCTTTGCTTCGCGCTTCTTGGGAGGAGTGGGATTCCGGACGATTCGCTTACCACCGTTGGCTTCGCGCTCTTTACGTCGGGCGTCAGCAACCTGCTTCTTCGCTCGTGTGATCGGCCTACCAGCCATCGTTGATCCTCAGTGTCTTCGTATTCAGTGATGGAGGCCCTCTGTGGCGGACGCATGCGACTCAGCCACGTGGCGCGGCGAGTAGTCTGCGGCCTTCTAGCGGGAACAGTACACGATTTCCTCCTGTTTTGCAGGCGAAAACGAGCGCAAACCCTATGAAAACAGTCATATTGAGCTCATTTTATGCAAATGCAAACCAGCTCAAAACAACAATGCAAAACAGACTCAAATCCTATGCTCGCGAGTGTCTTACGGACTTTTGTTTTGCTTTGTTTTCTATTTTTTCAATTTCAAAAGAAATAAAAAGTTAAATAAATAGGTTATTGTTTAGCAGGAGTTAGGAGACACCGAATTGCAAACCGGCCTGTCTACCCCGCCAAAGAGGCAAAACCCTGTCGCTGCTAGGGTTTACAGCCCTTCACTTGTCAAAATAATTGGGCACGTGTGACAATGACACCAAGCGCGCCGGGTGGCCGCGCCACTCTCCCGATTGGTTGTCCGCGCTGAACGGCGCGGCGGCGAGCGGCTTGGACCACCGTTTGCTCACCCGGCGCGCCCTTAAACAATAGGGGAGTTACCTAGTGAGTACAAAGACAGGACGCGGTCAAGGACTGCGTCGCACGAAGCGTGTGAGTGAATTCGGAAGCCAAGCAGGCGTAGCAGCTGCGATGGCGAAGAAGCTGAGTCTCTCAGCACTTGACGCGAGCGACGCGAGGCAACTCAAGTTCAAAGCGCACACAGCAGACGAAGCTGCGCAGCAGTTGAAAAACCTACCCAGCTTTCACGCTGGATTTTTGATTCCGTACTTCGACCTTGATGGCAAGGTAACAAAGTTCTGGCGCTATCGCTACCTCGAGACGACGAAGACCGGGTTCGATGCGCTCACGAACAAGAAGGACTTGCGCTACGCACAGCCGGGGCGTTCGCTCAACGAACTCTATATACCACCTGTCGGTGGGACTAACTGGAGGAGCATTGCGCAGAACCCTGAGATACCGCTAATCATCACCGAGGGCGAGCTCAAGGCCGCGTGCGCTACCAAGCTGGGGCATCCGACCATCGGACTGGGTGGTGTGTGGTGCTTCAAGTCGAACAACGCGCGTATGCCGTTGCTGCCGATGTTCCACGAGTTTCAATGGCGTGATCGCATCGTGTACATCTGCTACGACAGCGACGCAGTGACAAACCCGCAGGTGATGACGGCAGAGAACGCTCTCGCGCGCGAGCTAACTCTATTGGGCGCGCAGCCCTACGTGGTGCGCATCCCTTTTCTGGAGAAGGACAACAAGAAGATCGGCCTCGACGACTATCTGGTCGACGAAGGCGTCGAAGCGTTCCGCGAACTATTGGACGGTGCAGCGGAGTGGCGTGCCGCGCAGGAACTGTTTGCGCTGAACCAGGAAGTCGTGTACGTACGTGACCCAGGTGTCATCCTGAACATGGAAGACCTGCGTCGCATCAGTCCGCGTGCGTTCACCGACCACGCGTACAGCACGCGCATCTACTACGAAGAGCAGGTGTCCGACAAGGGCACGAAGATGGTCGAGCGCTCCGCAGCAAAGGAATGGCTCAAGTGGCCCCACCGTGCAGAGGTGGCACGCGTCACGTATGAGCCGGGTGGCGAGCGCATCACGCGACGCAACGAACTCAACGTCTGGGCAGGCTGGTCGTGTGACCCGGAGCCGGGTGACATCACGCCATGGAAGGAACTGCTAGACTTCATCTTCGGACCGAAGAATCCGCATCGCAAATGGTTCGAGCAGTGGTGTGCATACCCGCTGCAGTACCCGGGGACCAAGCTGTACTCGTCGCCGGTGGTGTGGGGCCGCAAACACGGCACGGGCAAGTCGCTCATCGGATATACGCTGGGCAAGATCTACGGGAAGAACTTCACCGAGATCAGCGACCAGAACATCCATGAGAATCACAACGAGTGGGCGGAGAACAAGCAGTTCGTGATGGGTGACGAGATCACCTCGGGCGACAAGCGCGGTATCGCTGACCGGCTCAAGTCCATGATCACGCGACAGCTGCTGCGACTGAATCCGAAGTACGTGCCTAGCTACACGGTGCCGGATCGCATCAACTACTACTTCACATCCAACCACCCGGACAGCTTCTTCCTCGAAGACGACGACCGACGCTTCTTCATCCACGAGGTGAAGGGCATCCCCATGCCGGTGCAGTTCTACAAGAACTACGAGAAGTGGATGGGCAAGGACGACGTGATCGGGCCGGGTATACCGGCGCTGTTCGCGTATCTGCTGTCGCTCGACGTGTCTGACTTCGATCCGAAGGGGCATGCGCCAGTTACTGAAGCCAAGCGTGACATGATCGACGGTGGTCGCAGCGACCTTGCCAGCTGGATTGCCTCGTTGCGTGACGATCCGGACACGGTGCTGCGGGTGGACAGTCAGGTGCTGAAGTTCGAGTTGTGGCGTGCCGAGGACCTGCTGGCCTTGTACGACCCACTCGAGAAGGGCAAGGTCACGGCCAACGGCTTGGCACGTGAGCTGCGCAGGGCAGGGTTCCAGCGGCCGTGTGGCACGCTAGGCTGTCGCACGTCGCAAGGGCAGGTGCGGTTGTGGGCCATCCGCAACGAAGGTAAGTACGACAACATGGGTCCGAATGAGCTTGGCGCTGCGTACGACGCCGAGCGTGGGATGAAGACAACCGCCAGCAAGAAGGCGAAATTCTGAGGAGAGTGGTCATGGCAGCGCAAGTGTCAACAGAGATCGACGTGCCCGTAGAACTGGAGGGCTTCGTCGCAGACGTCAACATCAACTTCCAGTTCGGTGAAAAGGTGCGGCGCGCGGCGTGTCTCGAGAACTTGGCGGCGTATGTCCGGTTCAGTGGCAACCGCGTGTATCTCGAAGGGAACTTCGACCTGGCCGACCTCGCCGCCATCATCTACTTCCTTGACGAGGGAGAGTGACATGCTGCGACAGAAGCAATTGTTCCGCCACGATCCGATGAATATGATCTATGGCGATTGCCACCGCACTGCGTTGGCGTGTTTGCTCAACATCCCAGTGGAGGACTCGCCGCACTTCATAGGGGAGTGGGAGAGGCGCGAAGAACTGAAGCGTCAAGGCATGGAGATGGACGTATACGTGTGGCAGGATGAACAGGAAGAGTGGCTCAATTCACTTGGATACACTACGGCTGACATCTGCTTCGACGGAGCCAACACGACGTCCGACGATTTGTTCAACTTCATGCGAAGCCGCAATCCAGAGATCTACTATCTGCTTGGAGGTACAAGCCCACGCGGCACGAACCACACCGTAGTGTGTTACGGCGGAGGCTTCGAATGGGACCCGCATCCTGAAGGAGGATTTCTGGTAGGTCCGATGGACCACGGCTTCTGGGAAATAACCTTCTTGCTTCCGCTCATTGTCAGGAATCCATTGCCATGATCTACGACATTCTGTACGACCTGTTCTGCATCGCGTTCGTGCTGTTCAACGCGGTGATCTGCTGGACCTGGGTGAAGATGCGCGACGCGTTGCCGTGGCGTGGGCACCGGAGTGTTAAGATCGTCGTCACTGCCGTGGTAGTTGGCGTCGGCGTGTGGCACTTGCTATTCGGTCTGGCGAAGCTGGCGTATCTTATCCTGTGGACGGTGGCGACATGAACATCAAGCACAGTTGTTATCTGGTGTCTGTGGTCGTTCTAGTTTTCGGCATTGTGTCGTGGAATGGATTCTTAATCGGCGTTGGCATAGGTAGCCTCGTGCTGGCAGCATGGCCTGCGAAGTCCGAACACCTGATTGAAGTCGGTGATAACATGTATGAGAGGTATCAGAAGTGACGAAGCAAGACAACCGTTGCGAAGAGCAGGTGTTCTCAGTTACACCGGGCAACTTCAAGCCGCGCCAGTGCAGCAAGCCCGCCGGACACGGCGAAGGAGGCCGATACTGCAGCGAGCACAGCCGCAACACCAAAGACATTGCACCATCCAACGAAAAGCGAAAGACGAAGGACAGGCTATGGCGCTGACGATGTACGGCACGTTGGGAGTGGATCGCACGGCCACTCCTGAGGAGATCAAGGCGGCATACCGTGCCAAGGCCAGCGAACACCATCCCGACCGTGGTGGTGACCACGAGACGATGGCAGCGTTGACCGTAGCGTATGAGACGCTGGGTGACGAGGCCAAGCGCAAGTCGTACGACGAGATGCTGAATATGCTGGGTACCGCGTGCGGCCAGTGCAGTGGCGAAGGCAGGCGGTGGAAGCAGAAGGGCTTCAGCGCGCGCACAGCAGCAACGTGCAAGGCGTGTGGAGGAGAAGGGTTCACGGCGATGAAGGCTATCCGCGTCAACGTCATGAACCTCGGTGGGTCCGTGAAGAAAAGGAGAGGGAAATGATCAAAGTACAAGATTCCATAAGGGGCACCGTGGAAGTAACCAAGGTGTTCCCCGGTGACGTCATCGCCGAAGAACACACCACGCACTTCAACGGGCTGACACCTGCAGAAGCGGAGCGCTTGGCCGTGTTGATCGAAGAAGCGTCGGAGGTGCAGCAGATCGCATGTAAGATTCTGCGCAACGGCTATCAGTCGTTCAACCCGGACCTCATCGTCAATCAGCGACAGGGCGGCCCAAAGCTTACCAACCGCGCGATGCTGGAGAAGGAGATCGGTCACCTGCAAAGTGCGGTGCGCCGCATGTATGCTGCAGACGACATCGACAGGTACGAGGTACTGCTGCACCAGCGCAGGAAGGCCGACACCGGCGGGCAGTACATGCACCATCAACCCGATACGCCGCAGGAGAAGGTCGATGGCTGACATCCTCACACCGCAGATGTACCGGGCCATCGCACAGCAGACCAACGCGGTGTTCGCCAACCCGGAAGCAACGAGCGACGAGGTGCTGGAGGCGATGATCAGCTACCTCACCATTAACAGCATCACGTTCCATACGGCCAGTGGAGAGATCGCGCTGCATTTGCAGGCCGGGGCGCAAGCCATCAAAGCGCAGCGCATAACCGAAGCACAGGCAAAGCGCCGGTTCCTGGGCATGCCGAAGGAGGGAGGCGATGGCAGTTAAACGGCAGATGGTTGTGGCGAAGCCGCTGACGCGCGCCATTCTCTGGATTCTGTGGAAAGACCCGAGCTATGGCGGGTATGTCAGCAAGTTCACCAAGCAAACGTTCGTACCTACTATCCTATCGGAGTTTATCCCAAATGAATGCTTCCAAGAAAGCTAATGCCGAGCAGTCCTTCCGCGTGCTGATCATGGGTCTGCCGGGTTCCGGTAAGACCGAGCTCGCCAAGCGCTTGCTGAACTTCCTGCCTGCGGCAACGCACCTGAACGCCGACGAGGTGCGCAAGGAAGCCGATGACTGGGACTTCAGTGAAGAAGGTCGTGTACGGCAGGCGCAGCGCATGAAGGACAAGGCCAATCAAGCGGGCGGGCTGGTCATCGCGGACTTCGTATGCCCGACGCCGGAAACGCGCGCTGCTTTCGCACCGCACCTGATCGTCCTCATGAACACCATCGAGGAAGGCCGGTTCGAAGACACCAACCGCGTGTTCATCAAGCCTGCCAACCCGGACTTCACAGTCACCGGCTTCGAGTACGGACCGGAAGAGGTCTACGAGATGGCGTCGATCATCCGCCAGTGCATTCCGCAGGGCGTAATGATCGGCAGGTTCCAGCCGTTCCACGGCGGACATAAGGCGCTGCTCGACCAGATCATCGAGCGTCACGGCTTTGCCACCATTCTGGTGCGCACGGTGCCGTGCAGTAGCGACAACCCCATCGGCATCCAGCAGGTGTTCGAAGGCATCCGCGAGGTGCTGGACGCTGAACCCAAGTACAAGGGCCGGTTCGCTGTGATGTCCGTGCCCAACATCGCCGGTGTGTACTACGGCCGGGACGTGGGCTACAACGTCGAACAGATTGACCTGGGCGCTGACATCCACGCTATCAGCGCCACGGATATCCGCAAGGAGCGTGGCATCAAGTTCGAGAGGGAGCACGTACAATGAAGATACTGCTGTTGCTTCTGGTAGTAGTGGCGCTGGTCATCATCGGCCCGCTGCTGCTGATCTGGGCGCTCAACACGCTGTTCGGGTTGGGCATCGCTTACAACATCTGGACGTGGATGGCTGCGGCGCTACTCAGCATCGCCATCAAGTCCAACGTACCCAAGGACTAGCCATGTCGATAGGCACTGCGTTGATGTTTATCTGCGGCATCAGCCTGCTGGTCGCAGCCCTGCTGTCGTGGTGGTGGCACCACATCGACGATCGCGCTGGCACGCTGTGGGGCAAGCGACGAAGGCTCGAGTTGCTCGAAGCCGGAGCGCGCCCGCACCCCAGCGAAGAAGCTGAGATCGAAGAGGAGATGGAAGCGTTGCGTGCTGAGATACCGCAGTTGGAGCAGCTTCAGAAGCTGGCTAACCGCGTGCGTTCAGTGGGCATGACGTTGTTGTACGCCAGTTGCGTCTCGGGCGGGCTGGCGATGATCCTAGGAGGCATCAGGGCACTTGAATGAAAGCAGCGATGAGAGCGAAGCTTGATCTGCTGAATGGCTACAAGCCGGGGGAGTTCACACAGAGTTTCGTTCTTGGCTGTGCTACGGTGTGTCTCGGTATCCGCCGGGACGCACTGTTCATCGCCAGCATCTATGTCCCGAAGGATCAGCGTGGTAAGGGATATGGGCAGCGCGCGCTGAAGGTAGTTCTAGACGCGTGCGACAAACGTAAGTGTGCGTGCAGCCTGGAGGTGAGGCCGTTCGCGGGTAATCGGTCCGAAAACAAGCTGCGTCTGTGGTACGAGGCCAATGGCTTCTACCCTACACGCGGTCAATACATGAAACGTCAACCTAGGAGAGTGAAATGAGCCTGCTGAGTTACAACAACCTGCTGACGCTGGTCGAGATGAACATCATAACCAACGTCGAGCACGACCAGATCAACGCCACCAGCATCGACCTGACGCTGGGGCCACACCTGCTGATCGAGCGCAAGCATCCGGATGCGTCCCAGTTGCAGACTGGCATCGAAGGCCTCGCTGGCGTCAGCCTGCGTGACCGCACGCCGCTGTTCATGGGGCCGCACAACCTGGAAGAAGACGGCCCGTACGATCTACTGCCGGGCGAGTTCATCCTGGCGCAGTCCGCGCAGATGTTCAACCTGCCGCGCAACGTCAGTGCCGAGTACAAGCTGAAGTCGAGCATGGCGCGCATTGGTCTCGAACACCTGAACGCCGGGTGGTGCGACGCCGGGTGGAACGGCAGTGTGCTGACGCTGGAACTGAAGAACATGACACGCTACCACGCCATTCGGTTGCAGGCCGGCGACCGCATTGGGCAGGTGGTGTTCTTCCAGCACGGGCCGGTGCCCGAAGATCGCAGCTACGCAGCGCGCGGGCGCTACAACGGTGACGCCACCGTGTCGGGCATCAAACAATGAATCTCGAACGACATGTCTACGGGTGCGCCTTTACCGGGCGCATCTCGTTCGTGTGCTTCACACCACCGGGTGTGGAGCCGTTCACCCACAGTCGTTGCGAAGACGACCTATTGGTAGCTGAGTATGAAACAGAAACGCAAGCGCATGCGAAAGGCTGGGACCAAGGATACAGGTGGCGTGGTGCAGAAGCAGCCCGGAACTGGTCCGGACCGGTTTACGGTCGAGAGGTTCCTCCACGGCATTGGGGATGTCGTAGCCAAGCACCTTACTCTCGTTTCGTTGAGTTCGGGCTACCAACTGATGACGAAGAATCTTCATCCGCAGACGCTGCCCGCTATTTTGATCCTGGCCTGCTACAGTCGGTACTACGTGGACGTCGAGTTGGTCGACGACTACGATCGCTTGGTGGAGGAGTATCAGGCGGTAGTGACTGAGTGCGCGCACCCGGACAAGTTCATGGCGTCGTGCATATGCATTCTGCACCCGCGTGAGCAGTACCCAAGCTACGAGGCGTTTGAAGCCATCGGTCTTCCGGCGCTATTCCCGCAACTAGTGAACATAGAGGAGTGAGGTCATGCTGCGTCCCATGTTGGCAGCTACTACCGATGGTACCAAGCTGCAATACCCGCTGCTGGGCAGTGCCAAGTTCGATGGCATCCGCGCATTGGTAGTCAACGGAGTGGTGCTGTCTCGCAACCTGAAGCCGATCCCGAACGAAAAGGTGCAACGGCTCTGGGGCAAGAAGAAGTACGAAGGGCTGGATGGCGAGCTAATCGTCGGCGACCCCACCGCCAAGGACTGCTACCGCAAGACCAACAGCGGTGTGATGTCGTTCGAAGGACAGCCCGACGTGACGTACCGGGTGTTCGACAAGTGGGACAGTAGCGCACCGTTCCAGCGTCGCTTGCTGGAGGTCACACGCTTCGCCAAAGCCAACGCCAAGATGGGGCTGGTGCCGGTGTACCACACGAAGCTGAATAGCGAAGAAGAGTTGCTGAAGTACGAGAGCGCCATCCTTGAGCTCGGGTTCGAAGGCATCATGTTGCGCAGCGCTGATGGCGAGTACAAGTTCGGCCGCGCCACGTTGAGCGAAGGCACGTTGATGAAGCTGAAGCGGTTCTGCGACGCCGAGGCGCTGGTGGTGGGGTACGAGGAACTGACGCACAACATGAACGAGCAGCAGCGCAGCCTGCTAGGGCTTGCCAAGCGCAGCAGCCACAAGGCTAACAAGGTCAGCGGCGGCGTCCTGGGTGCGCTGGTGTGCGCCCTGCCGGGTGGCATCAAGTTCAGCATTGGTAGCGGCTTCACGCAGGAAGAACGTGAAGCGTTCTGGGCAATTCGAGATAAGCTGAAGGGCCGTATTGTGAAGTACAAGCATTTCCCGATTGGGGTGAAGGACAGGCCGCGCTTCCCGGTTTACCTAGGCTGGCGCGACCCTATCGACGCCTGATTTAGCTGATTGTCTATAATTGCGCAATTGCACATAATTGCGCTGCGGGGCACTTGCGCCCTCGGCACCCAACCCAATAGGAGAGTGTGATGGCAACGAAGAAGGCTGTGAAGAAGGACAAGGCACCGTTCAAAGGTGGCAAGATGGTCAAGCAGGCGACGCGTGTGATCAGCCGCGATGCGAAGACCGGCAAGCTGGTCGACAAAGCTACCGCCAAGGCGAAGCCCGACACCACGGTGAACGAGAAGGTCAGTGTCAAGGTGAATAAGCGCAAGCTGGTGATCCCGAAGACCTTGGCCGGTGCCGCCGACGCGCTGTATGAAACCAAGAAGCAGCGACTGGCTGCGCAGAACGAGATCAAGCCGCTGGCTGAGTTCGAGACGGCGCTGAAGGAACACCTGATCCAGAACCTGCCGAAGTCCGAAGCCAATGGTGCCATCGGTAAGGTGGCGAAGGCCCAGGTCGTCAAGAAGGACATCCCTCGCATCGAGGACGAGAAGAAGTTCATGGCCTTCGCAAAGAAGAAGGGCAACGAAGACCTCCTCAAGATCGTGCCGAACATGGAAGCCATCCAGGAACGATGGGAGGCGAAGAAGGCAGTGCCCGGTGTCGGCAGCTTCACCGTGGTCACCATCAGCAGCACCAAGCTGTAACCCGCAACACAACCGTCCATTCATAGGAGAGTAAGGAAATGAATCTGATTGAACGCCTGTTCATGCAAGCCGCTGGTGAGTTGTGCGAGAAGATCAAGCGCGGTTCGCCCGAAGAAACCGTGCTGGCCAACACCGAAGCGCTGGATGTGCTGAAGAAACTCGACCCGACCAAGCTGGAAGGTCTGGTCGTGATGGGTATTCAATCGTGCGAACCCGACAAGGCTGGTAACAAGGGCTTCGAGCTCATCAGCTCGATGATCGGTTCGCCGGAGTTGATCACGCATCTCGCCAGCGGCGCACGGGTGTTCACTCAGATGTATCAGGTGCAGGAAATGCAGAAGAAGTTCGGTCTGCCGATGGATGACGAATCGCTCGCTGCGCAGCTGCTCGGTGGCTCTGCCATCCAGGGTGGTGAGGTCAGTGGTCGTTACGAAGTCCCGGAAGGCGCAACCAAGCAGTAGCTCCATCGCTGTACCGCTACGTCGAGCGGGATATTAAGATGACGCAACCCAACTAAGTCACTATGACATAAGGATACAAGTAACATGGCTACCAAGAAAGCAGCAACGAAGAAGACCGCCGCGAAGAAGCCCGGCAAGGCGATGGTGAACTGGAGCGAAGAGCTCGCCAAGCGCGCGCAGATGGCCGCAGGCATCGAAGAGAACGTAGGCTCCGGTGGCACGTTCATTTCGCTGAAAGGCGGCCGGCTGACCTACCAGGGTGCGGAAGTCCCCGGTAACAAGATGAACGTGGTGGTGCTCGACCACATCCTGGAGTACACGTACTACGTGGACGGTTACGATGCGGACAACCCGCAGCCGCCGGATGCGTATGCGCTGGGGCGGGACGAGAACACGCTGCGCTGGCACGAAAACTCGATCCCGGAATACGCAGGCGAACTCTGCAAGGACAGCGACATCAACCAGTGGGGTTCGGCCGAGAAGGGCCGGGGCAAGGCGTGTAAGAACCAGCGTCGTCTGGCGCTGCTCACTGAGGACGAAGCGGCTGATGTCGAGTCGATCGAGGAAGCGACGCCGGTGTTCCTGCGCATCCCGGTCACCAGCGTCAAGGGCTGGGCCGGTTACGTGCGCCAGCTGGAGAAGACGTTGCAGCGCCCGCCGCTGGGCGTCGTGACCGAGATCAGCGTCGTGCCGGACCCCAAGACGCAGTTCAAACTCCAGTTCAAGCTGGTCGAGGCGATCGAAGACGGTGACGTCATCGAAGCGCTGATGGCCAAGGCCGATGCCACCGAACTCGACTTCCCCTACGCACCGCGTGAAGAGGAAGAAGAGCGTCCCCAGCGCGGCGCTGCCAAGCAACGCGGCAAGGGCGGTGCCAAGCGTCCGGTACAGAAGGCCGCAGCCCGCCAGCAGCGTCCTGTTGTCGGCAAGGCCGCTGGCAAGGCAGGCGCAGGCAAGCGAAAGTTCTAAGCAACCACGGTCCGCCTGCGTAAGTGGGCGGACCTTTAACTATAACAGGAGGAACCATGAGCAAGCCCGAAACCAATCCGCTCAGCAGCTGGGTGGCAATGAACGAAGCACTGAAGACCTTGTCCGAGAAGGACTGCTGGAAGCTGCTGGAGAACGAGAAGAAGGGAAGCAAACGAGCTCAGTTCCTGCTGCGCATTCACGGCCGCGCCAACAAGCTGCGCGCCGAGCGTGAACGCCGCGAATTGCTTGGCGGCAACTGAGAACCCAGCATCTAGGAGAGTGACGTGGCAAAGATCAAACCCATCACGGTCGACTTCGAAACCGAGTCCATCGAACGTCGACCGAAGTACCCGCCAGTGCCGGTAGGCTTCAGTATACTGCGTCCTGGCGAGCGCAGAGGCCACTACCACCGCTGGGGCCATCCCACAGGCAACAACACCACCAAGCAGGCTGCTCGTGCAGTGCTGCTTGATGCGTGGAAGAGTGGTGAACCGCTGCTGTTCCATAACGGCAAGTTCGACGTCGACGTAGCCGAAGAGCACATGGGCATGCCGCGCCTGCCGTGGGATCGATACCACGACACGTTGTATCTCCTGTTCCTGCACGATCCACATGCCATGAACCTGGGCCTGAAGCCGAGTGCGGAACGCTTGCTGGGGATGGCTCCAGAAGAGCGTGACGCAGTGGCCGACTGGCTTGTGGACAACGGCATTATCAAGAAGCAGTCGCGCGGTAAGGCTGGGGCGTTCATCAGCTTGGCACCGGGTGACATCGTGGCACCATACGCTGACGGCGACGTGCTGCGTACCCGCAAGCTGTTTGACTTCCTGTACCCGGAGATCGTGCGACGCAACATGCTGGAGGCTTATGATCGTGAGCGCAGGCTGATGCCGATTCTGCTTGACAACGAGCGTATCGGCATCCGCGCTGACGAGCGCAAGCTGGCGAAGGACCTGAAGCAATACGAAGAAGCTACTATCATAGTCGACAACTGGCTGCGCAAGCGGCTGAAGTCCAAGGACCTGAACGTCGACAGCGATGCCGAAGTGGCCGAGGCCCTGGAACGCAACAACATCATCAGCGAGTGGGTGCAGACACCAAGCGGTAAGAACAGCGTTGCCAAGAAGAACCTGACGCTGGACAAGTTCAAGGACAAGCGTGTAGCGCACGCGCTGGGCTATCGTAACCGGCTGGCTACGTGCATGGGCACGTTCATGCGACCGTGGCTCGAAATGGCGCAGCAGTCCGGTGGCATGATCTACACCAACTGGAATCAGGTACGGCAGTCACACGGCAACGACGGCTTCGCCGGTGCGCGCACGGGGCGTATGTCTTCGTCACCCAACTTCCAGAACATCCCGAAGTCGTTCGAAGGCAAGGATGATGGTTACGCGCATCCGAACCATCTGACGATTCCGGAACTGCCGCTGATGCGTCAGTACATCCTGCCGGATAAGGGACAGGTGTTCTGCCACCGCGACTACAACCAGCAAGAGCTTCGTATCCTGGGTCACTTCGAAGACGACACGCTGTGTGCCGAGTACAATGCGCAGCCACGCATGGACATCCACACATTCGTGCAAGAGCAGATCAAGGAAATCTACGGGCTGGAGATCAGTCGTAGCTCGACCAAGATTCTTAACTTCGGCATGATCTACGGCATGGGTCTAGGCAAGCTGGCGGCGGGCATGAAGGTGACCGTCGAGGAGGCCAAGAAGATCAAGGACGCACAGCTGCAAGCCATCCCCGGTCTGAAGGCGTTGGCTAAGTACATCAGCCAGCGTGGCAAGGACGGTGAGGCGATTCGTACGTGGGGTGGTCGCGAGTACTACTGCGAACCGCCGAAGATCATCGATGGCAGGAAGCAGACGTTCGAGTACAAGCTGCTGAACTACCTCATTCAAGGCAGCGCCGCCGACTGCACGAAGGAAGCGGTCATCAGGTACCACGATGAGAAGAAACGTAACGGTCGATTCCTGGTGACTGTGCACGACGAAATCAACTTGTCGGTGCCTAAGGCGCACGTCAAGTCGGAAATGGCGTTGCTGCGGAAGGTGATGCAGAGCGTTGAGTTCGACGTGCCGATGCTGTCCGACGGCAAGACCGGCACCAACTGGTCCACTCTCAAGAAGTTCAAGGAGTAGCAGCATGGAAATGATCAGCAAGGCAATCGTCGACGGCAGCATGCAGCACCTGATGGAAGGTGGGCGTGAGGACAAGTCCAGAGCCAAGGAAATTCAGCAGGAGTTCGGCAAAGCGGCTCAGCACGTCGACCCGTACAAGCCCAACCGCAAGCAGCTGCGCGCGCAGAAGGCAGCCAAGCGCAAGCAGAAAGCCAAGTCGAGGAGCCGGTAATGGCCCAGCCAAAGTTCAAGACGTACAAGCCGAGGGCTGCGCCGAAGCAGATCAAGTCGTGGTCGTTCACGCGGTACAACGACTGGAATCGTTGCCCAGCCTTCGCCAAGTACAAGCATCTGGACAAGCTGCCAGAGCCCAAGAGCGACGCCATGCTGCGCGGCCAGAAGATTGCGCAGGCCAGTGAGGACTACCTGCTGAAGCGCACTGGTCGGCTGGCAAAGGAACTGCAGTCGTTCAAGGACCACTACAAGTTCTACCGCGCGCAGCCGTCGCTCGTGGCGGAAGAGAATTGGGGCTTCGACACCAGTTGGAACCCGGTGGCGTGGGACGACTGGAACAACTGCGTGCTGCGTGTCAAGATCGACATCGGCTACCAGTTCCTGGATGACAACAGCTTCAACATCCGCGATGGTAAGTCCGGCAAGTTCAACGAGTACAAGAACGAGGAGTACAAGCTTCAGCTGGACCTGTACGCGGCGGCAGGCATCGCACGATACCCGCAGTCGAAGGAGATCACGGCGCAGCTTCTGTACACCGACCTGGGGATCACGTACCCAGCCGAGGAACCGATTGTCTACACGGCCAAGCAGGCCATCGCCGCGCAGAAGCAGTGGGACAAACGGGTGAAGCCGATGTTCGCCGACCGCACCTTCGCACCGCGTCCTGGCAAGTACTGTCAGTGGTGCCCATTCAGTAAGGCGAAAGGTGGGCCATGCGTCTTCTAGAAAAGAAGGCGGTCGAGAACCCAGTCGTCCGCTACGCGGTGGACGAGCTGGGTATTCTCGTAACCAAGATGAACCTGCGGGGGCGGCGAGGGTTCCCAGATGATGTGTTCTGGATGCCCGGTGGTAAGCCGCTCATCATCGAGTTCAAATCACCCGGCTATCCGCTTGAGCCGCTGCAACAACTGACCATCAAATATCTGAAAAGGAACGGCTACGATGTCCACGTCTGCGAAGACCCGGAAGAAGGCAAGCGTATCGTTGACCAAGCGATCAAAGCGGGACGACGCGCCCTTGGAGTACGCCGTAAAGGCGCAGCCGTGGAAGCCGCATGCGTACCAGAAGAAGGCAGTCAAGTGGCTGCTCGAACACGCAGGCGCGGGCCTGTTCTTGGACCCAGGTCTGGGAAAGACAAGCATCACGCTCGCCGCGCTCAGTCTGCTGAAGAAGCAGAACCTGTCGGGCATTTCGCTGGTCATCGCGCCGCTGCGCGTGTGTCACAGCGTGTGGCCGGCCGAGGCGGAGAAGTGGACGGACTTCAACCATCTGCGGGTGGGTGTGCTGCACGGAAAGGACAAGGAAGACGTTCTGTTCGACGCGATTGAGAACAACGCGTACGACGTGCTGTGCGTCAACCCCGAAGGACTGGAGTGGCTGTTCAACGTCACCAAGGCGCGCGGTCGTAATAACAAGGTGCAGGTGCAGCTGGACAAAGCGCGCTTGAAGTGGTTGTTCGGTCCTGGTGCGATCACTGACCTCGTGGTCGACGAGTCCACCAAGTTCAAGCACAGCAACAGCGTGCGGTTCAAGATTCTGAAGGAGACGCTGGACCGGTTCCGTCGTCGCTGGATTCTGACCGGCACACCGTCTCCCAACGGGTTGCTTGACCTGTTCGGCCAAGTGTACATCGTCGACATGGGCGCGGCGCTCAGTCCGTACATCACGCATTACAAGGCGACGTACTTCAACCCGACCGGTTACGGCGGGTACACGTTCGTGCCCAAGAAGGACAGCGAGAAGCTGATCTACGAGAAGCTGAAGAAGATGGTGCTGCGACTGTCAGCGGCGGACTACCTGGAACTGCCTGAGCTTGTCGAGAACATCATCAAGTTCGACCTGCCAGATAAGGCGCGTGAACTGTACGACACCATGGAGGAGAACATGGTGGCAGAGGTCGAAGGCAACACGGTGTCCGCACTCAACGCCGCAGCGGCGATGACCAAGTGTGCGCAGATCGCCAATGGCGGCATCTACAAGCAGAAGGACCCATTGGTCAGCACTGCGCGCCAGCGCGGGCCGAACAGCTGGGAGCTGGTGCACGAAGGCAAGGACGAAATTGTGGCCGATCTGGTCGAAGAGATCAGCGGCCAGCCGGTGCTCATTGCCTATGAGTTTGAACATGACCTGGAACGTCTGCTCAAGGTGTTCGGCAAGGACACGCCATACATCGGCGGCGGCGTCAGCGCCAAGCGTTCCAAGGAGATAGAAGCCAAGTGGAATCGCGGCGAGATGCCCGTGCTGATCGGCCACCCGGCCAGCATGGGCCACGGCTTGAACCTGCAGAACGCTGGTAACCATGTGGTGTGGTACGGACTGACCTACGACTATGAGTTGTACGATCAGTTCATTCGTCGCGTACTGCGACAGGGCAGCAAGCACAAGCGCGTGTTCGTGCATCACATCATTGCGCGTGACACCGTCGATGAGGCCAAGTTGTACAGCCTGCGCCGCAAGAAGAAGGGCCAGAATGCATTGCTGGATGCGCTGCGGGTTTACGTGCGCGACCGCCGCGCCAAGGTGCAGCAGGCCAGCGGCAGCCCGCGCACCGGGGCAGGCCAGCCGGGGCAGGCTAAGGCCGCAGGCGGCAGGGCGCAGGGCAGGCCAGCGGCACCGGCCAAAGCCACCCGGCAGGCCACGCCAGCGCTCCGCAGGGCAACGCCCGCAGGGCAGGCCGCTGGCAGGGCGGCAGGCAAGGGCAAGCGGGGCCGCTAACGGCCGCAGCGGTGGCCTAAATTGGCAGAGGCTAAGTTCTTGTTTTGTTAGGGCGCAATTGCGGGGTTGCGCACTGGCCTTCGCCCAGGTGATGATTAGGGCGGGGCCAGCGCCCCACCTGCCAAGTCCGGGCAGGCCCATCCAGCAATAGGAGTCTCACAATGCGCAACATCGAAAAGCTCATCGAAAAAGCAGTCAGCGCCACTGCTGAATCTTGCAAGCTGTCTGTTCTATTCGACGGTCTTCAATACCACGCCTCGGTCGTCAGTCTCGACGGCACGGTGGTCACTCTCGAATCCGATTGGTCGGTGCTGCTCGATATTCACGGCCCTACGCTCGACACGGCCATCGCCAACCTCGACGCAATCTGCGCCGCTGATTTTTCCTAAGCATTACACACCACGTTGCGTCCACAGCGTGGTCCACAATACAGGAGAGTACCGTGATCTACGTGCTGACCATCTACAACGACAAGAATGAGTTCCAGGGTTTTGTCTGCGTGCCACGCCGCAGCGCCAAGGTCCGCTCGTTCCGTACGCAGCAGCTTGCCAAGGCGCAACGCCTGCCGACGCGTGACGAAGCCAACCGCAAGGCAATGCGGTTCAACAGCATGAACGAGCACAAGGGCGAATGCGTCCACGTGGTACCGTTCAACCCGGAGAACAAGTGATGCGAGCCAAGAAGCTGCACGGAACTGACTACGACGCGCACTGCGCCTTGAGGGAGACGCCCCGTATGAACCGCTACAACACGAAGATCGAAGACAACCGCAGCCGCAACAACATGATCCTGTACGTGGTCCTGACCGTGGTGGCATTGCTGGCCGCAGCAGCCATCATCGGTGGTTTCAAGGACGACGCACTGGTGCTGGAGCAAGCGCAGTATTGTCGGATGGTGCACATGTACGAGCAGAGCGGCGGCGAGGTAGGCTGGCCGGACTACGACAAGGCGTACGCCACGGCATGCAACGCCAACGGCACCGTGAAGCAGGAGCGCTGAGCACATGGACGTTGCTGTATACCGCAGTCGAAACAGCAGGTGCGCGATCCTGCTGAACGAAGACAAGGGCGTGGTGCACTATATCAGCACTGAGGAAGGTAACGGCGAGCTGACCACCGACATCCACAAGATGGCAGCGCGCGAATTCCACAGCGAGTACAAGGAGCTCGAGACTTACCCGGTGGGGCGGGCTATCGAGCACTACACCACGCCACTGACCGCAGCAATCCGCATGACCGACCGCGCCGCCAAGGCGCTACACAAGCTCAGCACCGACAAGGGGATCGCAATGAACGATGCAGCACGTATGACATTGGCCGAACGCAACGTGATTGCCACGCATAAAGCTGGCTTACCGAAGACTGGTCCGTGCCCTGCGGTTGCACCGTGCACCACCACCGAGTTGATTGCTGGCAGCAGCAAGAAGCCCAGCAAGGGGACCTGGGATAAGAAGGAGTCCCCTACTGAATCGAACCGCGATGCCATCAAGCGTGCGGTCCGTAACCACAACACCCTGAAGAACAAGGCCGAAAAGAAGGCCGCACGACTGGAGAGCAAGCGCATGACCGAGCAAGACAACAAGGACACCGCGACCAACGAGCAGGAAGCCGCACCGAACGCCGCGCAGAAGAAGCCGGCGAGCAAGCCCGCAGCCAAGAAGGCCGCAGCCACCAAGAAGCCTGCCACCAAGGAGGCAACCACCAGCAAGACCAAACCCGCCGCAAAGGCATCGAAGGAGAAGAACGTGAGCAACGACACCGCCAAGAAGACCACTGCCAAGAAGACCGCCAAGGCCGAGCCGAAGGCCAAGAAGAAGCCCGCAGCCAAGAAGGCACCGGCCAAGAAGACCGCAGGCAAGGCCAACGGCGCGGCCAAGCCGACCAAGCTGACCAAGGGCACTGGCAAGGGCGCAGCAGCCAAGAAGGCACCGGCCAAGAAGGCCGCAGGCAAGAAGGACCAGGGCGAAGGTCGCCGTGGCCGCAAGGGCGCGTTCAGCGAGAGCCAGAAGATCAAGGTGCTCGTCAAGGACAACCCGAAGCGCGAAGGCACCGCCAGCTACGACACGTTCGAACTGCTGAAGAAGTCCAAGACGGTCGGCGAGTTCTTCGCCAACGGTGGCGGCAGCCACAACCTGCACTGGAACATCGAGCGCGGCTACATCGAAGTCAACTGATGCAGGTTAGCCGATAGGCTGCAATCTGAGAACCCGGCCTCCGAGCCGGGTTCTTTTGTCTTATACCGCAAGAGGACAATTGTGATATGAAGGTCAACGGCCGCGACATCATCGTATTCGAGAAGGAGCCTCACCTGCGCAGCAGCGAGGAGAAGTGGGGCGTTCGCAAGAGCAAGGGCGTGCGCATCCCGAAGAAGCTGCTCGTGCTCGGCTCTGGGCGCAGCGGCACCATGTTCACCGCCAAGGCGTTGCGCACCGTTGGCATCAACGTGCTGCATGAGAAGGTCGGAGACGACGGCACGGTCAGCCACTACTTCGTGGTGGACAGCGACTGGTACCCGATGGCTCCGTGGCAGGAAAGCCAGCTGAAGAAGCATGTGGGCGAACGCCGCAGCGACTTCGACTTCAAGCACACGCTGCACATCACCCGCGACCCGCGCAAGGCCATCCCATCGATGACCAAGATATTCGGCTCGGTGACGTGGCAGTTCTACGTGGACAACGGGCTGATTCCGGACATCCGCAAGAACGCCATGCTGCGCGCGATGCACTACTGGCTGGCGCATAACCAGCTGAGCGAAAAACAGGCCGACCTCACGTTCAACCTGGAGCGCTACCAGCAGGCGTGGCCAGCCATCATGGAGATGCTGGGCAAGAACGAGCCGTACCCCGCGCACCTGAAGCCGATGAACAAGACAGGCGGCTTCCGTGCGTACACGCCGCTTACCTTCGCCGAGATGATCGACATCGACACCGACCTGGGGAAGCAGATCAAGTCACTCGCCAAGCGTTACGGATACAAGGAGTAGGACCATGAGCAGCAAGGCACCGTGGATCATCTGCCCGTTATGTAAGGGCGAAGAACACAGCAGCGCCCACCTCGGCATCGTGAACCAAGAGGACTGGGATGAGGAAGACTTCGAAGCGTATCTCGAAGGCAAGTACGATCAACCGTGTGAAGTCTGCAGCGGCACTGGCAAGGTGCGCGAGGACTACGAGGAGCAAGACGGTCCGGTCATCATGCGCAGCGGTCGCAATGGTGAGCGATACGTGTACCGTGATGCGGACGACGCCAGTGAACACTGGCTCCGCATGGCAGGAGGCTGACATGGCCGAACACACGTGGTCCATGACGATGAGCAATAAGCCTCGCCGTAAGGGCGAGGTGTTCATAAAACGTGGCGACCAGTTCGTCATGAAGCTGTATAAGGACGGCGTGGAAGACCCGGTCAAGTTCGGCCGCTACCTCGTCAACCAATTCAATCGACTCGAAGCCGTTAAAGCGGCGCGCGAACTGGAGACCACCTAATGCGTATCTTCATCCCAACCCTGAACCGTGGCCCTGAAATGCAGTTCACCATCCGTGAACTTGGCCCCAAGCTGGTCAAGAAATATGGCGTCACCGTCGTGTGTCCAGTAAAGGAGGTGAAGTCGTTTGAAGGGCATCCAGCGCTGTTGGGCGCGCGTGTTCGAGGATGTTCTGCCAAGGGCATCGCTGCAACGCGTCAGTCTATACTGGAATGCAGCGACGACCCGCACATTCTGATGCTAGACGACGACCTGAGCTCGTGGTCCTGGCGCGACGAAGCTGAGGGTTTGGATGGTGAGCCCAGCGTGCGCTACCGCAAGGCCACTGAGGCACAGCGCGCGGCAGGGCTGGCCGAGGTTGTCAAGCTGCTGCGGCGCTACGGCCACGGCAGCATCGGGCATCGTCTGTTCGCCAACAACCGCGCGGCGCTCGACTTCAACACGCGACAGCTGCGGGCGCTGGCCTACGACCGCGACCTGCTGAAGCGTGAAGGCATCAAGTTCCGTGTACCTGTCATGGAGGACTTCGACGTCCAGCTGCAACTGCTCAAGCGCGGACACGAATGCTTCCAACTGAATCGGCTGGTTCAGGAGCAGCGTGGCAGTAACGAAGAAGGCGGGTGTAGCACCTACCGCACCGACGACGTACAGCGCAAAGCCGCTGAGCAGCTTGCCAAGCTGCACCCGGACTGCGTTACGGTGGTCACCAAGCAACAGAAGGGTAATGGCACCATGTGGGGCACACGCACGGATGTCAAGGTCAACTGGCGTCGTGCTATTCTCGCTGGTATGGAGTACAAGAATGCGCATCGATGAGCTGCTGAAGTTCATGTGTGAGCGACACCGCATTTACCAGCGGCGGCAGATGGATATGGCGAAGCCGTGGACACAGGACGCCATTCTGCAGGAGTACCGCTTCTGCAACGTGTACCGCGAACTAGATACGGAGACCATTTGGATCAAGGAGAACTGGCGCGACGTGCTCGGTGACCACGGCTACCTGTTCTTCGCCATGCTGGTGGCGCGTGTGGTGAATTGGCACGAAACGCTGAACGACATGAGTATACCCATACCGTACGACGCCAAACGGTTTCAGCGGGTGCTCAGCAAGCGCAGCGCGTTGGGCCAGAAGGTGTGGACTGGTGCCTACATGATCACGACACACCGCAATGCCATACCGAAGGAGAAGTACTACGCTGAACGGGTACTGCAGCCCATATGGGACGCACGCAAGCATATCGCACCGAAGGAAGGTGATACGCTGGCGTCGTTTCACGCAAGGCTGGCGGCGCAAGACGGCATCGGTGACTTCCTGGCGGCGCAGGTAGTGGCAGATACGAAGCACTACGGCCACCTGAAGCAAGCGCCCGACTGGTGGACATGGGCAGCAATGGGAGAAGGCAGCAGGCGCGGACTGAACCGCGTGTTCGACAGGCCATACAAGCAACGGATGAACCCTGCCATCTGGCAGCGTGACTTCGACATGCTGTTCGACGCGGTGACCAAGTTCATACAGCGCGAACGTAACCACAACCTACAACCGATTGACGCACAGGACCTACAGAACTGTCTGTGTGAGTTTGACAAGTACGAGCGCGTACGGATGGGCCAGGGTCGGCCGCGCTCCCGTTATCCTGGTCGAGGAGAGTAAAGTGGACATCGTACATGCAAGTAGCGTATCGGAAGCGTTGAACGAAGCCTTGTACAAGGTGCAACAGGTAGGCATCCGTGAGGACAGCCGCAACGGTACGGTGCTGGTGATGCCGGCGCCGGTCACAACGGTGTACTACCAGCCGCAGCGCCGGGTGCTGTTCTCGCCGCTGCGTGACGCCAACCCGTTCTTCCATCTGATGGAAAGCCTGTGGATGCTCGGCGGGCGCAACGATTTGCTGTTCCCCATGTTGTTCAACAAGCGTTTCCGTGAATACAGCGACGATGGAAAAAGCATCTGGGGTGCCTACGGCTGGCGCTGGCGAAACTTCTTCGGCTACGACCAGTTGGAAGTTATCGCAAAAGATTTGCGCAACAATCCAAATAGCCGCCGTGCTGTTCTCGCCATGTGGAACGCAGCGCCTAACTTGGATGGCGTTGAGTACATGGCCGATACAAGTCATTCCGACCTTTGGGTGGCGCAGGCTGGCGGTAAGGACGTGCCGTGCAACACGCATGCGTACTTCGACTGCCGTGGCGGCGTGCTTAATATGACCGTGTGCAACCGCAGCAACGACATGCTGTGGGGCTGCTACGGGGCGAATGCCGTGCACTTCAGCATCCTGCAGGAGTACATGGCGGCGAAGATCGGCGTGCCGGTTGGCGTGTACCGCCAGGTGTCGAACAACCTGCATCTGTACACGGACATCGTCAAGGAAGAGGACATCCTGATCCTGGCCGATGACGCGCTGCGTAGCTGTCGCTATACCACCACTCACAAGGATTGCGCTTTGATGCCGCTGGTGGATTGCTCACTGGATGCATGGCACCAAGACCTGCATTACCTGCTGACCCGCAACGGCATCCACAACGAGTACACCAAGTGGAACAGCAGGTTCATCGGCGAAGTGGCCGTGCCCATGTATCTGGCGCATGACGCGTGGCGGAACAAGCAGTACGACGAAGCCGACGAGCATGTGCTCAAGATCGCCGCGTGGGACTGGCGCATCGCCTGCAAAGAGTGGCTCGAACGGCGCAGTGCCAAGCGCGCAGCAAAGGAGCAGACCCGTGGTTGACATCTCACCGTTCCTGGGCCACTACGACGCCAACTTTCATCACGGTGACAAAGCGTTCTTCAATCCGGGCAGCAAGGCATTAGCGCAGGTGCGCACGCTGTTCGACGGCAGCGCAGTCAAACGGTTCCACACCATCCCCACGGTGACGGAGAACACGGTGGGTCAGCACAGCCACGGCGTCGCGATGTTCTGCATGCTGCTGGAGGATGGCAAGCCGTCAGCGGCGCTGCTGATGAAGGCACTGACGCACGACCTGGCCGAGCAATACACCGGCGACGTGCCCAGCCCTGCTAAGCGGGCGCTCGGCATCCGCAAGGAGTTCGGCGAGGTTGAGGAGCAGCTGCTTAACACGGTGGACTTCAGCATCGAAGTTACACCGCGTGAAGAGGTGGTGCTGAAGCTGGCCGATTGCGCAGACGGCATGTTGTTCTGCGCGAGGGAAAGGATG